GATGCTATGTTTTTAAAGTGAACCATTTCCATACAGATGTATAGAATCTATAAAAGCCTATCGAAATTTGATAGGCTTTTTTGTTGCAAACTTATATCGGAAAAATGTCAGCTAAGACAATAAATCACTTTACAAATCAAGCGAAATGTAGTAATATATTTACAGTAAAGGAAATAGTTAGTAAATAACAGGAGGAAACAAAATGGAAGTAAAAGAAGTAAAAGAAAACGCACTGGAAACCGTATACAATGCTTATTACGACATGTATATGAGTAGGGCACAAAACGAAAGCGAGATTATCGCAAAGATGAAATCGTTCGTAGCTAGCAACTACGTAGAGGCGTTTACAAAGACCGAAATTATCACGAAAGAGGAAGCTGAAAAACAGTGTGAAGCCGCTTTTAAAGAAGTAATTAAGGATACGCAAAAGGAAGGGGCAAAAGAAAAAGCAAGAAAGATTATGGCGAATATAAACGCGGTAACAAAAGCTGAAATCTATCTTGATGAACATAAACATGATATGAATGAGGTTAGTTATTACGAAACTAAACTGCACCTTACCGCTATGGTAATGAGAATGGATGGTGTAATCAAAGGGCTCGAAACACTTGTCGGATACGATCTGTTAACAATGGACGAAGTAGCAAATCTCTTGAATACAAGAAAGTTGGCAGCTCTTAAAGGTTTAGTAGACAATGCAGTGATGGAGGAAAAATAAATGAGGTGGATTGGACGGGGTGGGACATATTATAGCGAAAATGATTTAGTTATCCTTCGAAGGGTTAATGGGAAGTGGAACGGCACCTCCCCAAATGGGGATTGGCTGCTTGAAGCTGAATCATTAAAGAAAGCGAAAGCGATTACAGAAGCAATAATTAAGAATAGAGAGGTTTATTAAGATGACAGAACAGGAAATGAAAAACGAAGCTATTGTAAGAATGAAGATGTTAAAAATCTATGGAAACGCAATTCGCGATTTCCGAAAGAAAGACCGTGTGTTGAATAAGTCGGAAGGATACGGTGCATTGTACTGGCTCAACGACGAAGAAAAAGAAGCCGTAAAGGTCTTTGAAGAAAAGACAGGGAACATGGTGTACACATGTATCCTGAATCACTTCGAGTTTGGAGAATGCTTGACGATGTTGTATGTGTCGGCAAATCCGCTTAATTGGGAAGGGGAAAGAAGAGAAGTGGCTAACAGAGAACCGTGGGTGTATGTGTGGAATAAAACTGATGACCTGTCATCAGAAAGTGGATACATCAGAGTAAAGCCGCAATTTGGCGGACTGATTAGAACTTGCTAATTTTGAAAGGAGCAAAAAATGATCTATGGCGACGTAAAGGTGAATTGGGTCGTAGAAGATGATGCGAATGTGTTCGCTGGTATTTCGAATCAAGGATATCAGAGAATTATTTGCCTCGATCCAGGTGAGTACAAAGGAAATCCAAATGAGTTTGAAACCCAAATAATAATCCATAACTCATTTCAGCTACCGCCAACGAGAAAAATTCCTGATATAAATAGGGCGTGTCCGTTACTTCAAGAGATGTTTTGGCGGTCAGTTGAAAATGAGACTGGAATGGCATTTGTTGAATCTGATGAGATCGAAGAATTAGAAAGTCAATTTCAAAAGCCAATTTCTAATTTGTTAGATGAATTATGGAGCGATGTCAAGAAATTCAATTTAGAAGGAATTGTAGAGGACGGAGCGGGCGAAGGATGCCTTCTGATTGGATATAGCATTTTGCAGACATGTTTCAAGTGGAGGGAAGGAAATGAATAGAATCAAATGGCGCATTAGACGGGAGATATTAACGGCGGTAGACTTTAATCCTGCGTCGCTTATTGAATTGGAATTGAATGGTATTGTCACGGAACTTCTTGTAACTGATAATGATTTAGAAGATATACTTTGCAGTGCTTTTGATGGAATAGCATACTGGTGTAAAGATGTTTATCCCAAAGATGGACACTGGGAAGGGTATTTTACGGAGGAACACATAGTAAAAGGTGGAACACTCATTTTGAAAGATTTGGATGGAAAGCAGTACCAACTTAATAAATTCAAGATGCTTCGTGGAATTGCTTACCTAATTGCGTCGAGCAATTTAGACCTTTCACGTTACGGATTTGAAAATAAAGATGCATATTATGTGAATGCCGAAAATACGTTACTCATGTTAAAGGCTTCACATTGCCTTTATACCGGGGATATTGATGCTTATATTGCTGACTTAATTGTGCAGTATGGAATTTTTGGAAAGCAGGTGTTTGCATAATGTATTTTAGCCAGTTATTAAACGTTCTTGACATGGACACGTGGGTTACAATTTGCAGGAATGAATACAGCGGTGAAGATCCGTTATATGATGGAAACCTTAGGAATTTGCCGTTCTCAAAATTTAGGGAATGGCACGACTTAAAGGTTGGAAAGATAACGCCCTTAAAACTTACAGAGATGGCGTTTCTTGCTATTGAAATTAAAGGAGCTAAAAAATGAGAAAGTATAAAGGTATTAGAGCTGCCAGTTTCGATACGCATTGTTTGTCGTATGGCAACAGTGGCGGTAGATTAGAGAGTTTCAAGGTCGTTATTAAATACGATCCTAAAGCCGACAAAATCACAAGCTCGTTTGTTAGTGCGGATACTAAATTCGTATACAAAGAACCACGTCCTGATATTGTCTCGTTTGAGACGTTTAATGCCATGTCTCGAAGTGAGATTAAAGAAAGAATCGAAGCGGAGCTAGAATGGAGGGAAAAACATGGCACATCAGTACATGTATCAGATTGAGGCATGGCACAAAGGGTGCCAAAACCATCCCCTTACAGAAGAATGTAATGAGATTGTACGAGGTATTGATAATGATGTATACGATTATTGCGAGAAATGCGACTGGAAACCAATCGTAAACTTTATGTGGCGAATCATGGATGCCGACGTAGGAATAACCATGCCTACCAAAAAACTATTCTTTATGAGCGAGAAAAACATGCACGATATTAAATGTGGAATGTGTCGAGGGTATTTATATGGCATGGTGCGACAAATTTCGGAAGAGTTAGTGGTTTGCACTGGTGAGCAACCGATGACGTTTAAGGAATGGATCAAAAAGTTGGCAGAGCCAAACCGGTGGTATGAAATTGTAGCTGTGTTTGACTGTCACGTGTAAAGCGATTAGTTGACGGAAAGGAGAAATAAATGATATGATTTTAACAGGAGGATTTATTATGAAAACAGGAACAGAAATTGTGCAGCAATACATGGAGAAAGAAAAAGTCGGTTTATCAGTACTGGCAAGACGTAGTGGGTTAACCCGTCAAGCGTGCAGGCAGAGATTTGTATTGCAAAAGGATGTAACAGTCAAGAAGTTTTTAGAAATGATGGCTTGTCTGGGATATGCCATGGAACTAAAAAAAGTAGGATATATTCGCGTTGTACCGAGCGAGCTAGAGGCGATCCGAAATAATAATAACCAAATGGGACTATTTTTCTGCGAAGATAATGACAAATATATTGCCTTCGATAACCGAACCGGAACACCTAGCGAAATTGAGTTTGATAGTGAAGAAAAATGTATTAAGTATTTAGATACAATTCAGTAAAAGTAGCAATTAAGACAGGGGTGAGAAATAAAAAATGAACGGAGAATTAAAAATAAGAACGGACTTTATTCCGGGTAAAGATGGACATTCGCTAGTAATAAGTACGGAATTTAAAAACCATACTTTCAAGGACGAATTTAGCGTTCTCGATATGGATTTTTTAAATAATCTTGAAGATTTGTATGGAGCTGATCGTCTGTTTTTTAGTAACATGGATGAAAACGAAAAACATCAAGTAGAAACGGTCATTATTAAATTAGTAAAAGCACTGGCTTTTTTTTCGGGATACAGCAATAGATTTCCATTCCTAACTCAAAAATGTCTCACAAAGTTTGAAGTGAAGCCTCAATTTGCAAGCTATACTGAAAATGACATAGTGCTATTCGAAACAGAGATCATGCGCGCGTTAAATGAAAAAACTTTATATATTGATTTGTAACAAAAACAGCTTAGCCGTTGCTAAGCTGTTTTTGCGTGTCAAATTCTCCCAAGGAAATATACAACAATAAATCGCTTTCAGGATATGCTGTAAATGTTTAGAAAAACCGTAGAAGATTTACGGTATAATCATATGTTATAATTATTGTAGCCAACGAATAAGCATTTGCGAGTTCCATTCTATCAAGTGAAAGTGCTTTTAACTTCGTAAAAAATTTGGCTTTCTTCCTTGTGGTCATGCCGATGGGCATGACACCTCCACAAACCTGACAAGGTGAAGCAACACACCTTGTCGCATGGAAGCGTACCCAAGCGGTCAAAGGGAACTGTCTTGAAAACAGAGAGCTGGGAAACTGGGCGTAGGTTCGAATCCTACCGCTTCCGCCATGGATACATGACCGAGTAGTCGAAGGTGCTTGCCTGCTAAGCAAGAAGCGGATTGTAAGCCGCTCGTAGGTGCAAATCCTACTGTATCCGCCAATAGCCTACCCAAGTGGCTTAAAATATAGGGGCGTATCCTAACCGCGTGGGAGCGCGTAACATCGTTGCGGTATCACTCCATGTAGCAATAACTACATGGAATTATAGGGGGTTCGCCAAGAGGTAAGGCACAGGAATTTGACTCCTGCATCGATGGTTCGATTCCATCACTCCCTGCCAATGGTTGCCGAAAAGGCAGCACTCTCCGGGGGCGAGTATAAATGACTCCTACCAGCTCCGCACAACATGCCATGGCAAAAATGTAGCGTGCGGCTGACAACATGTCATCAGTATAAAGGACAGAGCGCAATCCACAGCGATAGAGTGGCGTGCTAAAGTTTCCTTACGAAAATGGAAGGATGGTTCGGAGCACCTTAAAAGTGTCCGGTGCGCGCTACACCTACGAAAAAGCGTGTCCCTGCATGCATGGGACGGTACTAGTGCTGTTTCTAAGGCTCTAAACAGGGGGTTCCACTTACCGGAGTGGCGAGTTATCGTTAAGCTCATGCACAGAAAAACGGCGTTTCTTCCTTCGGGTCTAACATAAAAAGAAAAATACTCTGCTGCGGAGTGTTGGAGCAGTCGTGGATGCTAAAAGTTCCCAACGTTAGGGGAAGCAACAGTGTGAACACGCTCTCAACTAATTCTAAAGCGAACTTTTGATGGGTTCACATGTGCCGGACGTACTATCGGGTTATCGTACTCATGGAGTGTAGCCGTCATTGGGAAAAACTAGGCTGCGCCGCTTAAATGTTTCTTGGCTAAGGAAAGTTAGCTTTGCGCTTGTGCGGGCGTAGAGCGCATATGTGGGTGAAATCGGCTAACTACCCGTTTTACCCTTTACATGAGCAAAAGAGGGGCGACGACCTGTTTTGCTCGGCATGAAGATTCGGTTTCCTCCGAATGATAAGTGCAAGGTGAGCCACGAGCTTGCCTTGCATATGGGTTTGTAGCTCAGTTGGCTAGAGCGATTTTGTGTCGAGGGTTCAAGTCCTTCCAAACCCACAATGCGTCTTTGGGGATATAGCTTAAATGGTAAAGCAAGCGGCTCATAACCGCTTCGATGTTGGTTCAAGTCCTACTATCCCCACCATTTTCGTAGTATCGAGAAAATGGTTTACAATCCATGGGCAGTTATCCAAGCGGCTAAAGGAAGCAGACTGTAAATCTGCGGTCAAAAGACTTCGCTAGTTCAAATCTAGTGCTGCCCACCAATGTAAATGAGTGTAAGGTTTCTCCACTGGAGAGGGACTGATCCACTGTTTACAACTCCCTCAAGGTTTGCCTCTGATGTATTCAGGATGAGTGTACATTAGAGGCACTGCATGGTTAGGTAGTTTAATGGTAAAACGGGCGACCTGAAATCGCCAAATAATGGTTCAAATCCATTCCTAACCCTAGCGCGGTCTAGCATACATTAGCATCCATGTGAAACCGCATTACAACTTAACACCTGCCTTGTAACAAAGCATAAGTCGATATGTTGTGCCTAATACTTTTATCTTATGTTTTTTGCTGCTAAACCAAAGATTTTCTTTGATATCGGAAAACAGGGCAGGTCAAATTTAACTCCTACGGCGTTTAGTCGTAGGTTTTTTATTGGAGGGACGAATTATGGAAATTGTAGAGAAGAAGGTCGGCGAACTTAAAGCGTATGAAAATAATCCGCGAAAGAACGACAACGCCGTGGAAGCTGTAGCAAACTCAATTCGAGAGTTTGGGTTCAAAGTGCCGATCGTTATTGATTCAAATGATGTGATTGTATGCGGACATACGAGACTGAAAGCAGCAATTCAACTAGGCATGGAAACTGTACCATGTATCATTGCTAACGATTTAACAGATGAACAAATCAAGGCTTTTAGACTGGCGGACAATAAAACAAACGAACTAGCAGAATGGGATTTTGAAAAACTCAATTTAGAAATTGAAGGAATAGAGAATATAGACCTCGGTGATTTTGGCTTTGAGGTAGGAGATAGCATTAAATGGGATGATGTACACGAATTAGATGAAGAATCCTATGAAGAACCAAGCAAGGATAGGCTAGAGTGTCCCAAGTGTCATCATATTGCGGGCAAAGCATTTTTCAAGAAGGTGCTCTAATGAAAATATTTTTATCTTCGTTAGAGCATGGGATACGTCTAGAAAACTCATGGCTGAAAGACGTTAAAAACTTGCCATTTCGTCTTAAATATAATCTAGTATCTTATTACTATTTGAAAAATTCAGGTTGTTTAAAACGCGCGACTTGTATCCGAGATAATAGTGAACTTATGCTAGTTGACAGTGGTGCGCACAGTTTCCAGAAAGGGAAGCGGGTAGAATGGGAGACATACGTAGACAAATATGCGAAATTTATTCAAACTTTCGACAAACCGAACATTTTAGGATTTTTTGAAATAGATATTGATGCTATTGTTGGCTATCCGCGCGTGTTGGAATTGCGAAGAAAGCTAATGAACGTTTCAAATAAAATCATTCCAGTTTGGCACAAAGGTCGCGGCATTGCGGAGTTCAATAAAATGTGTCGTGATTTCCAAGGAAAGATTATAGCCGTATCAGGATTCAAAAATGAGGATATTAAAGACGACCAATATTTGATGTTTTTGAAGAGAGCCAAACAATATGGCTGCAAAATGCATTGTCTAGGCATGACACGCCGTGATGTGTTAGATAAAGTTCCTTTTGATTTTGTTGATAGTAGTTCGTGGAATTCGCCTGTTCGCTATGCAGCGATGGATGGGCGAAAAATTGATAGCGACTGGATAAGAATCGCCAAGAATAGAGATCTAGTTGAACTTGAAGCTTATAAGAGAGGAATGGCGATGCAAAGGGAATATGAAGAAAAGTGGAGGAATTATCTATGAGAACCTTAAATGAGTTGGAAGGCGTTAACTCTTTAGGAAGCAAAAAAACCATATATAGGCAAGAGTATGATCCAAATTTATTAGAAAAATTTAAAAATAAACATCCCGACAATGATTATGTGGTTCACTTACATTGCCCAGAATTTACAAGTCTCTGCCCAAAAACAGGACAGCCGGATTTTGCAACAATCATAATCAATTATATTCCGCGCAATTATCTTGTCGAAAGCAAGTCACTAAAACTGTATCTTTTTAGTTTCAGAAATAACGGAGACTTTCATGAAGATTGCGTAAATATGATTATGAAAGACTTAAAAAAATTGCTCGACCCTAAATATATTGAGGTCTATGGCTTGTTCAATCCTAGGGGTGGCATCAGCATTAAGCCTTTTGCAAACGCTGGGGATAATTTGGGGCTCGTTAAAAATCGGAAAGAAGAATATATTCATGAACTTAATAAATAAGAAAGCCATTGTTTTATCTAGCGGTGGCGTAGATTCCACAACTTGCGTATCTATTGCAGTTAAAGAATTAGGTGCTGAAAATGTAGTGACTGCTTCTATTTTTTATGGGCAGAAGCACGAAAAGGAAATCCTTGCGGCACGCAAGGTTGCGGAGTACTACCATGTACGGCACTATGAGTTTGATCTTTCTGCTATTTTCCAGTATTCGAATTGCTCCCTTCTTAAGGGCTCCACGGAAGAAATTATACACGAGAGCTATGCCGAGCAGATTGCCAAGAATGGAGAAGGCAAAGTTTCAACTTATGTACCGTTCCGCAATGGTCTTATGCTCTCGACAGCTGCATCGCTCGCGGCAAGTCTCTTCGAGGAGGATGAGGTTGATATTTATATCGGCGCACACGCAGATGATGCAGCAGGAGACGCTTATGCAGATTGTAGCGAACCTTTCTTGCAAGCGTTGGGAAGAGCTATAAAAATTGGCACTTATGGCAAAGTTCATCTAAAATTCCCCCTTGCGAAGTTGAATAAAGCCGGTGTGGTAGCTGTCGGATTAAAGCTGAATGCACCTTATAAACTAACCTGGAGCTGCTACGAAGGAAAAGAAAAGCCGTGCGGGACGTGCGGAACGTGCATAGATAGAGCAAATGCTTTTCGTAAAAATGGTGTAAAAGACCCTGCATTGGAGGACTGAAATGTATACAGTGACAAAAAGACTGGAAGTGGCTGGCGCACACAAGCTCACACTTCCATATAAAAGCAAGTGCAGTAATCTTCATGGGCATAACTGGATTATCTACGTAACCTGCAAAGCAGAAACGCTCAATGAAAATGGCATGGTCGTAGACTTCAAGCATATTAGTGAAGCAGTAAAGAACAAGTTAGATCATCAGTATGTAAATGAGGTTCTGCCAAACATGAACCCAACTGCGGAAAACATTGCCAAATGGATTCATGACAACGTTCCGTACTGCGTAAAAGTACAAGTGCAGGAAAGCGAAGGGAACGTGGCTATCTATGAAGAAACTTAAAGTTAACGAAATTTTTGATAGCATTGATGGAGAAGGGCGTAGAGCTGGAGAGCTTACGTCCTTTATTCGTCTTACTGGATGTAACCTTCGATGCACGTACTGCGATTCTATATATACCTTTCACGAAGGGGAAGAAATGGAAATCGAAGATATTGTGAAAAAGGTATCTTACAAGAATGTTACATTAACAGGCGGCGAACCGTTGTATCAAGATGTGCATGAACTACTGGATGGGCTTACGGAACATGATGTTAACATTGAGACAAACGGCAGCATTTTAATTATTCCATACATGCGACATAAAAATGCATGGTTTACGATTGATTACAAATGTGGGTGCTCCGGCATGAGCAAGCATATGTTAGAGGAAAATTTTTGGGCACTGAGAAAACAAGATGTACTGAAATTCGTTGTAGGAAGTCAGGACGATCTCGATCAAGCCCATAACATGTGTAGCACGTATAAACCAAAAGCGCAGGTATATATAAGCCCGGTGTTCGGTAAAATCGAGCCGAGAGACATTGTAGCGTATATGAAGAAGCACAATTTACAAAACTGGCGTATTCAGCTCCAGCTTCACAAATTTATATGGAATCCCATGGAAAGAGGTGTATAACATGGAAACAGATAACAAAGCGGCAGAAGCCGCAATTTATGCGTTACTACTAGCATTGAAAATTGACCCACAAAAACACCCGGGACTCGAAGAAACTCCTAAGCGAGTAATAAAGATGCTAAATGAAGTATGGGAAGGGGAAAAATACAGTAACGATGATATTGCCAAAATGTTTGGTAAGAGCTTTCCTACCACCTCAAAAGGTATCGTTATAATAAAAGAAATCCCTGTATTCTCATATTGCGAACACCACCTTGCTCTAATGTACAACATGAAAGTCGATGTAGGTTACATGCCGAATGGCAAGGTTATTGGATTATCAAAAGTAGCACGCATTGCGGAAATGTGCGCAAAGCGCCTACAACTACAGGAGCGACTCGGGAAAGACATTCTCGAAGTCATGACAAAGGTAGTAGGAAATGATGTAGCGGTAAGAATACAGGCAGAACACTCATGCGTAACCGCTAGAGGTATCAAGAAGCCTGGAACTAAAACAGTAACACTTGAGACAAGCGGAATATTCAACAGTATGGAAAACCAAGAAAGATTTTTAAACATGCTGAAAGAATAGGAGTAAGAGAAGGAAAGGAGGTAGAACATGGAAAAGAAAGCTATTAAAGCGAAAGGAAAACCGAATAGCTTAGATAGCAACGGTAAAGAAAACTCGCGTCAATTTGACAGCCCCATAAAAAAGACACCTACCGACGAAGAACTGGAAGAAGCTCTCGAAAATAGCGGTGGCGTACAAGAGGCGGCTAGCGTTTGGCTTAGAAAAAACAAGGGGATCATATACGCTCGAAGCAGCATTTCGGGAAGAATGAAAAGAAACCCAAAACTTAAAGAGGCAGCAGGGCGTGGCGTAGAAAAACTTTTGGATTTAGGTGAGGTCAAACTTTTCGAAGCCGTTCAAAAAGGTAACATGACGGCTATTATATTTTTTTTGAAGTGTAGGGGCAAGAAGCGTGGATACATCGAAAAATTAACAATCGGTGGAAACATTGAAACACAACATAAAGAAAATGCAGCCAGCCACTTGTCTGATGCAGAACTTAAAGCGGTAATGAACAAAATTCTAGACGAGAAAGGAGGCTGAAAATAATGAACGAAGCACAAGGCGTTTACGACTTTAAAACCGAAGCATGTAGGCGCTTTTTGTGGTTCTATTGTCGTGTGAAAAATCCTAAATTCTACAGTCCTGAAAGGACACACCTCAAAGAATTTTGCGAGAAACTACAAGAGTTTACAAAGTCGGATAAAAAAGCAATGGTGGTAAATATGCCTCCACGACACGGGAAGAGTTTTACCGCGTCCCATTTCATTGAATGGCTACTAGGTAACTACCCTGACAAAAAGATTATGATGGGTTCATACAATGATATTCTTTCGACGAGGTTTTCCAAGCTAGTTCGTGATGACATTTCGGAAATTAAGGGCGATGCAGATAAGATAGTATATAGTGATGTATTTCCAGATGTAAAAATCAAAAGTGGCGACGGAGCAATGAACCTTTGGAGCATTGATGGGTACTACAATTCTTATCTCGCCACATCTCCGCAAGGATCTGCTACAGGATTCGGCGCTGACTATCTCGTTATTGACGATTTAATAAAGTCCTCACAAGAAGCGTATAGCGACATGGTAAAAGAAAAGCACTGGGATTGGTTTACGAATACTATGCTTTCCCGTCTTGAAGAGGGTGGGAAAATTATAGTCATCATGACACGGTGGGCAAGCGATGACCTTGCAGGAAGGGTACTTGATTATTTCAAGCCTGAACAGATTGAACATATCAATTACACTGCCGTTCAAAAAGATGGATCGATGCTATGTGAGTCCATTTTGTCAAAAGAAAGTTGTGACCAAAAGAAGCGACTCATGGGATTGGACATTTGGTCAGCTAACTATCAGCAAGAACCTATCGACATCAAAGGGCGTTTATATACATCGTTCAAAACCTATACGGATGTGCCAAGAGATATGGCTGGCTATCCGTTATTTACATCAGTTAAATCCTATTGCGATACTGCCGACGAAGGCAGCGACTACCTTTGTAATATCATCTATGGCGTTTACGAAAACGATGCCTATGTTTTAGATGTTCTGTACACGCAGAAGCCCATGGAATACACAGAGAGCGAGACGGCAAAACGCCTCGCTTCTTTTAATGTCCGAATAGCCGATATTGAATCAAATAACGGTGGACGAGGTTTTGCAAGAGCTGTAGAAAAGCAACTTAAAGAAACCTATCACTACCATCGTTGTAAGATTTGTTGGTTTCACCAAGGCGAAAACAAAAGGGCAAGGATACTTTCAAATAGTACGGCTGTTATGGATCATATTTTCTTTCCTGCCAACTGGCAAGACAAGTGGACAGAGTTCTATGACCACCTGCACAAGTTCCAAAGGGAAGGGAAAAACGCCCACGATGACGCAGAGGATGCTCTGACAGGTGTTATTGAAAAGATGAACCGGACAGGCATAAAAATCAATCCAATTATTTTGAGATAAAGAAACAGGGGTGAGAAAGTGAAAATTCGATTTGACATTTTGTCTCGATGGACTAAACCGGGAAAGGATGGCGCTACAAGGATTGAAAAGTATCAAATCCCTGACACCATTGGCAAGCCTGATTTCAGCAGGAAGCAGAAAATGGCAATGGATGAATGCTTTGCCCCTGTAAGAACATTGCTTTCGCATACGATTGAAGGCATATCAGAGGAAGGGCTACCATCGTTCCCCGGCTACACGATGTTGACAGGCTTATCCCAAAATCCACTCATTCGAAGCGGCGTTGAGATGAGAGCCAAAGAAATGACTCGTAAGTGGGGGGAAGTGGTTAGGACCGGGGATAATGCCAATGAAGATAATGATTCGATCAATGAAATCACACGGGCATTGGTAAAGTTCAAGGTCAAGAAGCTATTCCGAATGGCAGCTGAAAAGAATGGGTATCTCGGAGGCTGCCTTCTTTTTATTGATACTGGAGAAGAAACTAGCGAGCTGGTTAATCCGCTCATATTCGATGCTAGGACGTTCCCTATTGGTTCACTGAAAGGCTTTAAGTTAATAGATCCATATACGGTTTATCCTGGTGTATATAACGCTACTAACCCATTATCACAAAACTACTATAAGCCGTCTGTATGGTATGTTCAGGGCGTTCCCGTCCACTCAAGCAGATTCCTCTTCTTCCGCGAAAGCGAGATGGAGGACATGTTGAAACCTGCTTACAATTTCTTCGGCATGTCATTAGCGCAAAAGGTTCTTGATGCAGTCAGTCACTACACCGCAGACAGGGAGAGCGCAAGTAAGCTGCTCAAGAAAGTCAGTCTTGTCATTTTAAAAACTGACATGCAGGATGTTTTGACAGGCGGGGGCGACCTTGACCTGAAAAACCGTTGTCAGTATTTCGTGAATAACTGGGATTATGAAGGAATGGCTGTTATCGATAAAGACACCGAAGACATGGCTATTTTTAATAACACTCTTTCAGGCGTTATTGACATTGTAAGGCAAGCAATGGAATACGTTGCTGCCATGTTCAACGAACCTGCCACGAAGATGTGGGGCATGTCACCTGCTGGATTCAATGCCACAGGTGAAAGCGATATGAAGAACCACTACGACAATATAGCATCCCTTCAAGAGCAGATGTTCAGCGATAACATACAAAAGATTTTGGAAATCATACAGCTTAATCTTTATGGGAGTATTGACAGCGATATTGAGTTCAAGTTCGCCCCGTTGTCAGACGAAGCTGACATGGCACAAGCCAACACAAACAAAGTCAAGGCTGAAACCGATTCGATCTATGCAAGTCTCGGCGTAGTCGGAGCAGATGAAATCAGAAATAAGCTCATTCAAGATAAGAATAGCGGATATGACGATTTAGTAGCTTATGACACGCCGCTTGATCCATCAAAAATTCCTGAACCTGATATTGAGGGGTATAGTCCCGAAGAGCAAGAGGCGATGAAAAATGGAAAGGGATAAACGGCGCATCGGACGAACGGCACCCGATTTGGCTACCGAAATTCATATGAGGCGAAAGATGCAAGCACTGGTTCGAGCAATGTATAAGGACATTATCGAGCAGGTCAAGCCTGAATATGAGAAGCGTATAGCTATGGATAGCAGAAATTCTCATATTGCTATGGACGGACTTGATAGACGGTTTATCATTCGTCTTATGAAAAAGTCAAGAATGAAATGGTATCCAAAGTTTGATGAGTTGTCGAAAGAGCTTGCCCAATGGATGTCAAGAAAGACGTATCGAAGGGCTGACAAGATTATTCTCCAAAAACTGGATGAGTACGGATTCACCGTTCACCGAAATGTTGAGGAAGGGTATCAAAAAGCAGTCTTAAAGGAAGCAGTCAAAGATAGCGTAGACCTTTGGCACACGTTACCGCAGTATGCTGCCGCACAAGCTCAAACGACCATCATGAACGCATACGCCAAAGGTAGAGATATAGGATACCTTACGGAGCAGCTTTCTGATATGGCAGAGATTAGCGCAGAACGGGCGGCACTCATTGCAAGAGATCAGATGAATAAGACCACCCAAACCATGGCTATTGCTAACGCAAAGTCATATGGCTTGCAAAAGGGTAGATGGATTCACGTCGCAGGAGAACACTCAAGCAGGAACACGCATGTTGATTTTGACGGCGAATTGTTTGATCTTGATACAGGTCTGTATGATTCTGACGTAGGTGAATATGTAAAGCCGGGAGAACTCATTTATTGTAACTGCCAATTTGTTCCGGTGATTCCTGGCTTTGAGGAATGAGAAAGGGGGTGAAAACAATGAACGAAAAGGCAAAAATCATTTTTGATGCCGAACCAAAAATGAGAACAATTGACAGCAACGGCTATATGCATGTTAAGCTCACTCCTATTTCTAAGGCTTGCGTAAACCCTTACCTTGGATCAGAAATTCCGGATGGGGAAGCGCATGGGTGTAAGCCCGATGCAATTTACTACGCACTTCGAGACCCGGATGAACTTAAAAAGGCAACAGACACATTCAACGGCTTGCCGTTGTTAATGGATCACCACGAAATCAATGCCGATAATCCTGCCAAGCAATTTCAAGTGGGAAGTACAGGGACGGATGCTGTATTCGATGGGAAGTATTTAAAAAATAGCTTATCAATCACAGATTCAGAAGCTATCAAAGCTATCGAAGATGGAAGTGCAAAGGAAATCTCTTGTGCATATGCCTATGATGCAGATTTCACACCGGGAGAGTTTGAGGGCATTCCTTATGATTTCGTTATAAGAAACATCAGAGGAAACCACGTGGCACTTGTCGCAGAAGGAAGAGCTGGTCATGATGTGAAAGTTGCTGATAGTATTTCAAAAGTAAAGGAGAAACTGGAAATGGAAAAAAAGAAAGCAGAAGAAAAGAAGAAGTCACAACAAAAAGCCATGGACGAAAACACCGTCCCGGAAACTAACGAAGTTCCTACTCCTGCCCCGGGAGAAGATGAAATTCCGGAAGGCGTAGAAAGACAGGAAGTTCCAAAGAGCAATGACGAACCCCAAAAGACAGAAGATTCGGATGAAGAAGTCAAGATTAACACTGACTCCGATGATTACAAAGCTGGATATGCCGCTGGGCTGAAAGCTAGTCAAGACACGGGTGGTGAAAAGCAGGTAGATAAAATTACAGGAGATAGCCTCGAGAAGGTTAAAGAGAAAGCAAAGATGGAAGCGATTGAACACGTTCGCAAACTTAGCAAAGCAGCTAAAGAATGTGAATTTGCTATCGGTCGCCAAGACGCTCTTGCTTTTGATAGTGCTACCGACATTTATGAACTTGCACTCAAACAAAAGGGATTTGATACCTCAAAATATCCCAAGGCTGCTTATGCATCTATGGTGGCAGTTCTCGGCAAGCAGGAAAATAAAGGTATTGCAAACGATAGCAATATTCCGGCAGTTGATGAAGAACTTCCGGATACGCTCAAGGGCTATCTCGATTAACATTACAGGAGGTTAATTTATGGCAGTCGAATTTCAAAAAACTATCAACGCAGATATTGCGCGTGGTATTCCTGGTGCTTTTGCAAGCATCAATCCACATGTATCCACTCCGAAGGGATATATCGCAGGTAAAGACGTCGGTATCGGTACGTTTGTATGGACTACCGATGATTTTACGGTAGAGAACACTGGCACTGGTACTCCGCTCGGATTCGTTCACCGTGTCAATGCTTACACCTTCCAAAATATCACTCAAGGGGCATCCGATAAAGTCCCGGAAGGTCAAGCGGTAGACGTTCTTGTCGCAGGTGATTTCTTCGCTCTCACCGCAGCACAAGCTACTAGAGGTCAAAAGGTATTCGCCAAGACCACCGACGGCACGATTGTACCGGGCAATAAGGGCGCAACTGTAGAAGATGCAGTCGAAACGAACTTTTATTTTGCCGAAGATGTTAAGGCTGGCGAAGTCGGTATTATCACTAGCGTAGCTATTTAATCAGGAGGTTAAGCCATATGAATGATTTCCAAAAGCTGAAAAATAAAGGCATCATCTTTGATTCAGCGAAACATTTTATCACCGAAAAGAACCGCGCCCAACTCGCGCAGGATGCAGCACTCACTACTCCGGCTAACAGCGGTATTCCGGGGATCTTCACTAACTACCTTGATTCAAAAATTATTGACATTCTGCTTGCCCCGCGCAACGCAAGACAGATTTTCCCGGAAACTAAAAAAGGTGATTGGACTACTGATTATGCGGTATTCCGTACCGTTGAACCTGTCGGAAGCGTAACTCCATACACCGACTACGGCAATGGCGCTTCTGCTGATACCAACGTCGCTTACCCGACCCGTCAGCAGTATGTAGGACAAACCACTATTAAGTACGGCGATCTCGAGCAGGAACGCTCTGCACGCGCCATGATTGACCTTGTGTCTCAAAAGCAGACCGCAGCTGCTACCGTCATTGACATTGCGGCTAATAAGATCGACCTTCTCGGTATTGAGGGCATGTCTATCTATGGACTGATTAACGAGCCGAACATTCCGGCAGCACTTACCCCGGAGTCTGTAGGTGGCAAGACCGCATGGAGTGACAAGTCCACTAAAGACATCTATAATGATATTCTGAAACTCTTTAAACAGATTATCACCGCATCCAAGGGTCTTATCAATCAGACCGATGCATTCGTCCTTGCAGTTGCTCCTGGTACTGCCGTTGAACTCGGTAAAGCAACTGACTACAATGTTTCCGTATGGGACATGGTGAAGAAGTACGCGCCGAATGTAGACATCGTAACGCTGCCGGAACTTGCATCAGCAACTTCCGGAGATGCAGTCATGCTTATTGCAAAACAGGTTCAGGGACTTCCTACCGCTGAACTCGGTTATTCTGAAAAGATGCGTGCAATGCGATTGATTCCGCATTCTTCTTACTATGAACAGAAATTTGCTTTCGGTTCATACGGTGCAATTCTTTATAGACCATTCGCTATTGCCAAGATGACTGGCGTTAGCGCAACTTGATTTTTATTTAATGTTTTCACAAATGTAGAAGGAAGGGACTACACAGGTAGTCCCTTATTTTTCTGCATATAGCACTCGGAGGAGAAAATGGCATACAGAAAAAAGACACAGGAAGTAAAAGAAGAAACCGTGGTTAAACCCGACGTTATTTCTAGTGAAGAAGTCGAAACTCAAGTCATTAACACGAACGAAAAAGCAAAAAAGGTTATCAAAGAGAATGTAGCCGGAGAAACGGTTATGGTTGCATACAACGGCGTTCATTCGCAGGTGTTTGATGTACCTTGCAAGGGTCAGATTAAGAGAGTGGTCATCAAAGGGAATAATGCCGATCTGATTGGCAAACCGAAGGGTGAACTCTATGCAGGAGGCTATGGGCTTACACAGGTGGATAAAGAGGCGTGGGACTGGATTTCCAAAACCTATAAAAACTGGCCTCCGATTAAAAATGGGCTCATGTTCGCTTCTACATCAGCAAAAGTGGCAGATGCTGCACAAGAAAGAGCAGACCTTCGGAATGGCTATGAACCGCTTGAACGGCAATGCATTCGTGGTGTAGAAGAAAAAGGAACTACCTAAGATGAACGGCGTTGTTGAATTTGATGTAGAGGACTTTAAGAAAACTCATCCCGAAATGAATAATGTGGATGATGATATTCTTTCGTCCTTGTTTGGAAATGCCTGTCTGCTACTAGACAATACAGAAAATTCAAGAGTGCAAGGTTTGAACGAAAGAAAGCTGCTACTATACCTGCTTATTCTTCACCTCTACTACCTTTCGGAAAGAGGGGGACAGGCGGTTGGACTCATGACAGGTGCAAGCGAAGGGAATGTATCAGCTTCATTTGCTGGACTGAATAACGCGAACTGGTATCAACAAACTCAATGGGGCGCATTGTACTGGCAAGCGACAGCAAAGTATAGGAGAGGAGTGAGGTATATTGCTCCAAGTCGTAACCGTTCGCCGTGGTAAGGTGCTAGACAAATATCTCAAGAAAATAGCTCAAATTAGAACTGGGGCAAAAGTTGGTATCTTAAATGGAGCTACCTACCCTGATGGGTTAAGCGTTGCTACCGTTGCGTATATCAATGAAAACGGGGAAATGGGCAATCCGCGTAGACCGTTTATGCACCGCACAATGGAACAAAATGGCGAGAAATGGGTCAAGGGCATCAAGAGTACATTCAATGGAAATTTTAGCGAAGCGAACGTTATTAAAGCGTATGATTTTGCCGGACAAGTCGCGAAGGCTGACATGATAAACACCATAAAAAAATGGTCGCCCGATGATCCACGCCCCAATGCACCTGCAACGATAGCTGCCAAAGCGCGTAAGGCACGCAGCGGAAAAGGAACCACAGGAATAGACCCTAACCGGGTACTTATCGATACAACGACGATGATTCAGTCTATTGATTATGAGGTAGTCAAATGAATTTACATCACATTGTCAGAGGCATCATACAGACCGTACACAAGGATGAACCATGCTACCTGATACAAGCGATTGGTCAATCGAATGTTAAGGGCATCGTTACTCCTGTTTACAAGAAACCTTTTAAGATACTTGCACAAATTCAGCCTGCCGGAAGCGAGACATTGCAAATGCTGGAAACGTTCAATGTCGGTGGTGAATCCATGCAAGCTTTCCTCTATTCAGATCCCACCTTACCCGTGGCAAGCGTCAATCGCTTACCGCTAACTCGAGGGGGAGATATTGTTAAGAGGAAGGATGGAACATTTTGGCTCGTCACTGCTGTATTGTCGGACTGGACAGAAGAGGGGTGGGCGTGCGTTGCAATCACACGTCAGACAAGTCATCCAGACTTCTCGAATAGCGATTGGGGGGATTCAGATTGATACTAGAGCTAATCAATGATTTTCTTCTCACGTTCACTGACATCAAGCAGGAGGTCATATTTCAGGGCTATCAAAATTGTATTGCCATGCCTCCGAATAATGATGGCTTCTGCGTCTTGTCCATTATGGAAATTAAGAGAAACGGCACGAACGTAGAGAGCAATTCCGAAAGCGAAAGAAGCATAAAGAAGCTCATTAGTTATGGGATTGATATTGATTTTATCGGTGATAACGACTTAGAGCAAAGAGAGCTTGCCTCTCGTGTTGAGGCGTTGTGCTGGTCAGATCATATCGGGGCTTTCTTCAAAGAACGAAATGCATCTATGCAATATGCCGCAGGCGTTCAAGATGTTCCGTATCTTGATGAAGACAAGCATTTCCTTCATCGCTATCGCATCCGGCTCTATGTTTCTACGTGGGAAGAAATATCGGTCAATGAGACAACTGCTAAAGAGGTTGTTATCGACCATTCAATCCACGGCAAAAAGCCGGACGATACAGGCGAAGCAGACAAGACATATTACAAGGAAGGCATAGAAAATATTGATGTTGACCACAAAGGAGGTACATAATGTCAATTCCCGCAAGTAAAATTGTGAATATTACGTCACGAGTTATTAACGCAGGTGGCAACGAACTTGAAATGGCAGGGTTGCTTCTCACAAAGAACCCACTTTGCACATTCCCGGACGTTCAAAAATTCACTAGTGCAAATGCCGTAGGCAGATATTTTGGCATGGAAAGCTATGAGTACAAAGTCGCGGCAAAGTATTTTCTCGGTTATAGCAACTCATTTAAAAAGCCTGCCACCATTTACTTTGCGCGTGCGGTCACTGAACCCATTGCCGCATGCCTTATTGGTGGTTCAATTCAGTCTCTTGAAACTCTCAAAAAGATTACAAAAGGAAGTATCACAATCAGTATTGACGGCACGGAAAGAGCCGTCAGTGATTTAGACCTTTCTGCTGCATCCACCGAAAGTGAGATGGCACAGGCTATTGAAGCAAAGCTGACTGGGACGTCTGTATCTTTTAACAGTAACCTTAATGCGTTTATTGTTACGTCTAAGGCTACAGGAAAGCAAAGCAAAATTAGTTTTGCAAGTGGCACAGATGCAGATGCACTGGGACTGACAGAAAGCACGGGAGCAACGCTTTCCGAGGGTAGCGATGCCCTTGATCCATCCGCCCTCATGAAATCCGTTACTAACTCCACTACTAATTGGGCTACATTTACTACCATTTACAAAGCTACTGCCGATGAAATTATCGGATTGGCGCAGTGGTCAAATGCACAGGATGTTGATTATCTTTTCTGCCCATGGACGGATGACAAAGCTGATACGCTTCCGACAAACAAATCAAACCTTCCTAACAAACTTCGCGCGCTTGACCTCGAAGGGGTTACTCTGACCTATGGTGATCCATTCTACGCAATTCTGCCAATGGCATTTGCCGCAAGTATTGACTGGAACAGAGAAAACGGACTTCCCACTTTTAAATTTAAATCCCAAAGCGGACTCGCTGCCAACGTCATGGATGAAACTACCGCCGACAGACTCAAAGAGCTTCACATGAATTTTTACGGACGCTATGCAACTCGCGCAGATGATTTTACCATTTTCGCCGAGGGCGCAATGACTGGTGGTAACTATGATTACATTGACGCATACCTTGGCATGGTATGGCTCAAAAATTCCTTGCAGCTTGCTTGCATGACTGGATTTACTGGCGTTAGCGCAGTCCCGTACACTGAATCGGGCTATGCACTGATTCGAGCATGGTTCACGGATGTCATTGAGCAAGCGAAGCTGAACGGCGTTATTCGAGCAGGAGTCACTTTGAACGAACTCCAAAAGTCACAACTTCTGAATGAAATCGGAGAGGACAAATCAGACACCATCAACACAGATGGATATTATCTGCTTGTCACAGACCCGGGGGCGCAGGCTAGACAGAATAGAGAGTCTCCGACTATTGGGCTTTGGTATACATACGGCGGAGCGGTTCACAAGCTCGACGTTCCTGTCACGATGATTAAATAATTAGGAGGTCACAATGGCTAATCGAGACATTACAAGTGCAAACAGTAAAATTATCTTAACCTGCCCCGAATTGTATCCAATCGGCGTAGAGCTGCAACAGTTTTCGACCGACCAATCCATCACACAAGGGGACGAGGAAATGGCAAGTGATCGCATCGGTGTAGACGGAAAGATGGTAGCTGGCTGGGTGCCAACGATTAAGAGCGTAACTATCGCCCTCGAGGCATCTTCTCCGTCTGCCTCTGTTTTTGATACGATCTACAAACACTCAAAATCAGCTCACAAAGTTTACTGGCTTAACCTTATCGTGACTGTACCGTCCCTCGGGAAAGTGATTGTTTACAAGAATGGCGTACTGAAAAATTGGAAGCTCATGCCGGATCACAAGCAGGTACTTGACCCAATCAATGCCGTTATTGATTTTGAAAGCGTGGAATAACATGAGAAAAGAAGTAAAAATACACATTCAAGACGAAGAGCGTGACCTTCTGTTTGTTATTAAACAGATGCCTGCACTGCAACTGGAACGATTTATCAATCGGGCTGTTATTCTTTTGGCTCGTTCATACGGAGCAAAGCTCACTAATGTGTCTGCCAATGCAATTTCCAATCTACAGTCACTTCTAAAATCGCCACAGATTGAAAATTTGGCGTCAGGCAGCGATTTCCACGCCAAGATAGTACAACTTATAGGTCAACTCGATTATGACGCAGTAGAGCCGCTTTACAACGAATTGCTTTCGTGCTGCAAGCTCATTCCGGATCAATCCAATCAGCTTATGACTATGGAGCTGTCTCCAACGGTTATTGATGCGAACATCGAGAACCCAATGACACTTTATAGACTTCGAATTGAAGCCGCAAAGGTCAATTTCGGTTTTTTTCAGAACGTCATGAACTCCCGCGAACCAGCAGCGAAAGCGGTTACGTTCAAGAAGGTTACAAAAACGTCTCAACGCTAACAGGCGTTGTCGTCAGTCAGAAGTTCGCCACGCTGCATGAACTGGAGACAGTCTACAGCTACAGCGACCTTTTGGATTTATATGAGATAGCTTACATTAACAGTATTAACGAAGAGCGAGCATACAAGGCGGTGAAAAATGGCAGATAGCATAGTGGAAAGGCTTTTTATTTATGTTGGGTTGAATACAAAAGCCGTAGACAAAGGACTTACACAGTTAAGTTCTAAACTTGACGGCGGTCTTAAAAAGATTATCAAGAGCGTTGCTGCTCCTGCTATGACCGCCTTCGCTGGCGTTATGTCCGGGCAGTTTGTTTCGGATATGATTGCTGGTGCAAAGCAAGCAGCAAAATTCGGTTCATTTCTCGGCATGAGTACAGAAGAAATGAGCGCATGGGCTGATACCGCACAATCCATGGGGATCCAGTTAGAGGATTTAGTTAATGCATTTTCAAAGGTTGGTGCAAGTGCTTCAAACTCCCTCAAGACTGGAACTGGCTCATTTGCCGAGCTTGTGCAGAATGGTGTAATCGACAGTTTGACTGATGCCGACGGAAAGCTCAAAAGTACGGAAGAACTTGTCCTCGAATTGTCCGATGTTTTGAAAAACATGAACCCCGGTGAAGCTACTGCTCTTGCAAGATCGGTAGGTATTCGAAACGTCGGTCAAATAGCCATGCTTCGAAGGGGAAGAACGGAACTCGAACGAACTGTAGCGTCTATGAAAAAGCAAGGCGCTTACACCGATGAGGATGCTAAGAAGTCTAAAGAGTTTTCAAAATCCTTGATGGCTGTATCAAGAGCTATCCGAAATTTGCTTCTACCTGTTTTTCGTCTAATCCTTCCTCTTATGTCCAATGCGGCGAAAGGATTTGCGTTCTTGTCAAAGCATATACGGGCATTTTATCCATTGCTTTCCGCATTGGCTATTGCTGCTATTATTTCTTTGCGAAACGTTGCAAAAGCCGCGGCTGTCTCATTTGCAGCGATGGTGAAAACGAACCCTGTCATGGCTGCACTCCTCGCTTTGGCTCTCTTGATTGGACTTTTGTATGATGACTACAAAGCCTTTCAAAAAGGGGCAGAAAATTCAGCGTTCCCCGGCTTGTGGAAATCAGTCACAGAAGTTAAAGACGGCATAGCCGTTTTAAAAGAGGAATATGTCAAGTTTGGGAAAGTTGCTTTAGGCGCGGCAACAATGCTTTACGCCTCATTCAAACTTTACAAAATGGGCGTATGGATTTTGAACAGTGCTTTTGGAAAGCTCATTGCTCGAGTGATTCAGCTCGGCGCTTCTGCACTAATCGCAATAGGTCCGATTGGATGGGCTATCATGGCAGTTGTCGCTGTCTGTGCTGTTCTGTATGCGTACTGGGATGAATTATCCGCTTTTATGCAAAGCGCATGGGAAACAGTATGTACTTCCATTTCTGTATGGTGGAACTCGGTATGTCAGGGCGTGACTGACTGGTGGAACTCTACATGTGATTCAATCACTGGCGCATGGGACAGTGCGACAAGCTCGATTACATCTATTTGGAACTCTATTATATCCGCTCTCACAAGCGCATGGGATGGATTCGTAAGTACGCTTGAAACTGCTTTCTCATGGATTTCTTCGAAATTCGCATGGCTGACTAACGGACTTGGAAAACTCAAAGGATTATTGCCGTCATTGTCATCCGGGATTCAAATGCTGAACAGCACAAGTGGAAATTCGTACAACTCCACAAGTGAAAGCTCGCAGACAAATAATTTTTATGTCCAAGGAAGCATGGATAGAGATACCGCAGACTCGATCAGCGCGCAAATAAACACAAATAGTCAGAATTTTGGATAGGGGGGATTTGAGTGTCCTTAATCAGTAGCATTATTAGTCCGGAATATAGAGTTCAGCAGTGGATGATTGCTGATGAAAGAGGAAATTCAGTCCTTCCCATTAAATCCATTCTTTCACTCTCTGCTACGTCAGGGGGATCAGTTGTGTCAGACGCAATCGAGGAAGGCAGCTTTACGGCATACAACAAAACATCCGAACCTCTCGAACTTAACATGGAAATTGGGTTTGAAGGCGAAGATTGGGAGTTGAACCATGCCCTAACATCACTTACGGAACTAAAAGAAAGCGTAGCTACCTTTTCGATTGTTACTCCGTACCACGAGTACGAGAATATGACGCTTGAAAATTACGACTACGAAATGAAAACGGAAAACGGGCTTGGGGCGTTGATTGCCAACTGTACATTTAAGGAAATCCGCGAAGTTAAGCCCGCCTATAGTCAGGTGGATGCAAGTACGATTCAGCAGAATCAGGATGAAAACAGGGCAGCGCAAAGCGAAAGCATATCAAGTGATGATTGCTCCGATGCTAGTGATTCATCGGTTGAAGATGGCGGGCAAGTTTCTCCTTCGACTCCGACGGGTGATGAAGGAACAGCTGCTGAAGAGGATAACCGAAGCATGGCGAAAACAGGTTTAGATGCTGGTAAAGAAATTCTAGGAGGGCTCTTGTCATGATACGAAAAATACCTCTAAAGGCTATTCCTAATCAGCGGTTCAATGTAGTATTAAATGACCAAAACTGTACGATTCACCTTTTTCAGCGAGGCGATTATCTTTATATGGATTTCGCTGTAGATGACAAGATGATACGCACTGGGGCGATATGTCTGTCCGCTACTTCGATACTTGCTTACCCGACGCCGTATTTTAATGGGTATCTGTTTTTTACAGACGTTAAGCGAAAAAACAAAGAACCGAACTATGCGGAACTAGGCAGTCGGTTCATTCTTTGCTATACGGATGGTGAGTGACTATGTTTTGGAAAAAAGCTATTAAAGTGACTATCGCGCTTGCAGAAGGGACATTCGATAGTAGAGGAAATAACGAAATCACACTTCCTCCGGTTCCAATCCATATCACTATGGATAAAACCGGGGGTGATGAACTACCGAAATGCTCCATCGAAGCAAAAAATCTCAAGCTCAATTTAATGGAACAGCTTACCGTTCTGTCTTTCCGTCAGTTACAAACCTACAACAATGTTATTAAAGTTATGGCGGGTGAAGAAGGGCGTGATCTTGATCTTGTGTTTCAGGGAGAAATCGTTAGTGCAATTCCCGTTTTCTCAACCGAGGGCGATGTTACGTTCAAGATAGAAGCCGCAAGTGGTTACTATCCCTTGCAAAAGTCTACGCCACCTGTCAGCGTACAGGGTGAGACAACGATCGAATATCTCATGAAGCAGTTCGCTACAGAAGCTGGGTATGCCCTTGAGAATAAAGGGGTAACTGGAAGCGTGAGTAACTGCGTATTTGCAGGAACGCCCATTGTGAAGGCTAGACTGCTTGCAAAGCAAACTGGAATTGACCTTCTTATAGACAATGGAAAATTTGTTATTCTTCCGTCATACAAAGACAATCGGGAATGTATTATTCCGCTCATTAGTAAAGATACTGGGCTCATCGGATACCCGTCATTCACGAGTGATGGGATTGAGTGTGAATGTCTTTTTAATTCGCTTATTGAAATAGGCGGATTGATTAAACTTGAAAGCATAGTTCCAAAAGCTACCGGCGTTTGGCGAGTAACAAAAATTCATCATGATTTAGAGGCATACAATTCTAGTGGCGGCAACTGGCATACAAAAATTGATGCTGTATGGAGGGCGGACTCATGAATGATGATAAAGCGGTACAAGGAAAGCGATCTCCGTATACTAATAAAAGTACAGGGAACGCCATTGGCTTTCTCATTCAGCAAGCCCTTTCCCAAATGTCTATCGCCGTCCCTGTCAAGGTGCAAGCGGTATATACAGGAGAAACCACTGGCTATGTTGATGCTCTTCCCCTTGTTGGTACGGTGAATGGTAAGGGCGAGTTTGTGAAGCCTGTCACGCTCTACCATCTTCCCTACGCACGGGTACAAGGGGGCAATGCTGCTTTGATTATTGATCCCGTTGTTGGTGACAAGGGACTTGCAGTATTTACGGATGCCGATACGTCTTGTGTAACCGCAGAAAGCGATGAACCGCAGAAGCCCGGAAGTTATCGCAGGTTTTCACAATCAGACGGTTTTTATGTTGGTGGATTTCTGAATCGAAAGCCTGCCACCTACGTAGAACTCAAGCAGGACAACACGATGGTTATTACCGCAACAAACGGAGTAACAATTAACGGCGATGTGCATGTCAATGGTGATGTTATTGCGGGCGGTATTAGCTTACAAAACCATACGCATACTGGCGTACATGGAGAGACGAGCAAAGCACATTAAAAGTAGCAGAGTGAATTTCAAAAAGCAGAAAGTTGAATAGAATCGCAAGACGGGTGGTGAGAATCATGCAGACGTTACTCTTGAATGACGCATGGGATATTGAAGTTGACAAAGCAGGGAATATAGCAACAACCACGGGCTCATATGCCACCGCACAAACTGCCGCCAATGCCATACGACTTTTCACGAATGATGCTTATTTCGATCGAACAAAAGGGATACCGCACTTCGATGTGGAGCTTGGCAAGCCATATAAAATTTCTCAATCAGTCTTGATAAACAGAATTTATAAGACTTGCATGGCGGTTGAAGGCGTGAGGGATTGCAAGGTATCTCTTGACTTTGATGAAAACAAAAGAATTATAGGTGGGACGGTCTATGTGACTGATAGTGAGCAGACTGTTTCTGTTGAAATCTAGGAGGTGAAACAATGGCTCTTGTGTTTGACCCGAAAACGGGTGTCACGGTCGAAGATACTGCCGTCGTTAGAAAGCGAATTGCAAGCGACTGGAAAAAAGCGTTTAACGTCAGCGAAGGAAGTCCCGAGCTTGTGACTGATCCTGAAACACCTGCCGGGCAGCTTATAGATGGACAGACCGCTCTTGTAAGTCAGAAGGATAATGACTTGCTAAGGCTTGCAAATGGGTTTAATCCCAAAACTGCGACAGGCGTTTTTCAAGACGCATTAGCTCAGATATATTTTTTGCAAAGGCAGGTTGCTCAACCAACCTACGTCACATGTCAATGTCGAGGACTGTATGGCACGGTGATTCCCTACGGTGCAGTCGTGCAGGATGTTAATGGGAATACATTTTACAATACAACGGCAGCCGTTATCCCGTCAGAAGGGATAGTGGAGTGCGTATTCCGCTGCTCTGTTTATGGGGCTGTAGAAGTTGGAGTAAAAGCCGTGAACACTATTATTACCGTTATACCGGGATGGGATACAGTATCAAACAACGCGGCAGGTGCCACGGGGAGAGATGTAGAAACGCAATCCGAATTTGAGACAAGGCGCTATGAAAGCGTATCCAAAAACGCGCACGGCACAGCGGAAAGCGTAGAGGGAACAGTCGCTAACCTTAGCGGCGTTATTGCGTGCGCTTGCGAACAAAATCGCGGAGACGTATCGATCGTGAGAAAAGGGGTAACTATACCGCCTCACTCTATTTACCTTTCCGTCTATGGTGGTGATCCAAAACAAATCGGCATGGCTATCCACATGAAGCTAGGTGGGGGATGCGGCTTCGCTGGAAATACGAAAGTAACGATTAAAGACCCGACCGTCGGAAGTAACCATGACTATTTTTATGAAATTCCGGAAACAGTTCCCTTCGGTATCAAAATATCCATGGTCAAGACGCCTCAAACATCAGCTACATTTGAGGATGACATTCGAAACGCATTGGTTAAAAATTTTGAGGGACAAGAAGCAGATCATGGCAGAGTGAAGATGGGACAAACTGTTTATGCCAGTCGCTTTTATAAGTCCGTTATTCTTGCAGGCGTAGAGAACTTACAAACCATCAAAATTAAATTTCCTGCGGCAAGCGGAACGTATAGCGATAAACTGGAAATACCGCTCGACAAGCTCCCTACGCTTGCGAAGGAGAATATCGAAATTGAGGTGATTTCATGAATTTTCATGCAAAGACAGACGTTCGAGCGAATCCCGACATTCGAGAAGAACCGCAGAACTACATCCAGTCGCAATATTCGCACAGTGTCACGATATGCCGACTCCTTGAAAAGTTTCGCAATGAAATTTCTCCTACAGCAGATATTCGCCTGTTTATTGACAACGTGATGCGCCTTGATACAGCGGTTGGAAAAGGATTGGATGTACTGGGGCGCATTATCGGAATCGAGCGCACGCTTTCTTTTAAAGATCAATCCTTTACCCTGAATGATGACTTATACCGCAGTCTCTTAAAGTACAAAGCTCTTGCAAACATTACGGATACAAGTCTTGCCACGCTGAATAAGATGACAAGTATTCTTTTCCCAAATGATGATATAAAAGTCTATGCCATTATTCATGAGGGCGAAGAGGACGGAAAGCACTACAACAAATATCCGATGCATGTACGATGGTACACGAATAAAGACCTGACAACAGAAGAAAAAGCCACCTTTCAAGCGGGTGGCTTGCTGACACTGAACGCAGGTGTCGGATGGGAATTTCTTGCTATTGACGAAAGCTCCATATTTGGTTTTTTAGGAAGCGGTTTGCAGCCCTTTGACTGCGGACGCTTTTTTAGTTCTAGCGAGGTGATGACAGAATGAAACCTACACAGCCCACTCTCATTCCTATGCCGTTTGCACAGAATGGGAATAAAAACACCATTCCGGAGAATGGTACGGAAGGGAAGGGTGACGCCAGTTTTTCACTCGGCTTTCCGCAAATCACAGAGACGCCACTTTCGATTGGAGGACTACCGCCGTCCCGAAAGGATTTTAACGGTATTTTTAACCTTCTTAGTATGTTTGCTTTCTTCGGGCAGAGCGGTGGCAAATTCGCATGGTCAAACAAATTGAACTATGCGCCACCTGCCGTTATTTACCATAGCGGAGTTCTTTGGTGGTGCGTGAAAGAAAACGGCACAGATACCGCAGTGAAAGAACCTGGTACAGATAATTCGTATTGGGTCACACTTGTGGAATATCTTCACCAAAATGCTAAAACACTCGGCTTAAAAGTTGGCGGTGGTGGTGTACCGATTGGAACAATTATTATTTGGGGCTATGCAAAGAATCCATCAGAGGACTATGGCGTGTGGCTTGATTGCGATGGGCGGAACGTTTCGAATTATCCGAACCTTGTGGCTGCTATTGGCTCTACAACTATCCCGGACTATAGAGGGCTATTTCTGCGGGGGCAAGGGTCACAGACCGTTGATGGTACAGTCCATACCTCTCCGGCAGTTGGAACTAAGCAAGGGGATGCAATTAGAAATATTTATGGCGAATTTTTGGGCGATGATTCGATGGTTGGAAATGTTGATGCCGATTTAAACCCATTGCGAGGCGTTTTTTACAAAGCTAGGAACGTAAACGGATATGATATGGATTCTTCTCGTTCTCATACAGGCGGCATGATTGCATTCGATGCCTCGCGTGTAGTTCCTACGGCAAATGAGAACCGCCCTGTAAATGTGACGGTACGTTTTTTGATTAAAGCAGATGATTAGGAGGAGTAGTATGTGGAAATATGTGAATCCTGGATATGGTGAGTTGCTGGATGAAAAACTGGGAACGACTAAAAGTACAGTCTACAACCCAAAGAATGGGGTGTGCATTGGTGGACAAACAGGCTACGGAAAAATAAATTTACCCAATCTGCAGGAGGTTTACATTAAATGTAATGTTTATTTTAAAGAGGCCGGCGATTCTAATTCTTTTAATATTTATGTTAGTAAAGATGAGGCTAACATAGGCTTATATAAAAGCTATTTCGGGATGTTAGGCGTGGTGATCGGTGATGAAGACCATAAAAACATAATGAATTTTGATACAAGGAAACTTTATTCCGTTGTGCTGCATATCAAGGCTGGCATAAAGGGAGTGGTCGAGCTATTTGTAGATAATACTTTGGTGAAAGCATATAATACTCAAATCACTGCTAGCTCCTTTGATGCTGTTAAAATAAGGGCACAAGCAGATTATGTTAGTAACATCATTATCTCGGATCAAGACATTCGTGATGAGAACGTTCTTGTTGTCCCCCTTGACGAACCGACTGGTACATGGAGCGGTATTTCTGACGGCGAAGCTAAAGCAACCGAAGCGGATCAAGTGCTCACTCAATCTCTTAAAATCGATGATATTAAAAATGTCGTCGGTACAGATACCGTGACTTCTGTTAGTGTAGCCGCATATGATATTCGCTATGACAGTGAGAAGGTAAACGCCATGGAAGCATCCATTACAAAAGATGGCTCAAATCTTACGAGTGCGACAAAATCCATTACGAATAGTGCAATTACGCCCGTTACATTTATGAAAAACATGACAATCGATAATTTAGCAAATACATCCGTCTCATTCAAAGCAAAGAAGGTGTAACATATGGCTGATGAAACGCAAGTAACAACAGAAGAGCAAAGGAACTCTCCTGGCATTGCTTTTATCACCCATGGGAACTTAAAGCACGACCCGCCGCTTCACGCTTTTATCACCCATGGGAACTTAAAGCACGACCCGCCGCTTCACGCTTTTATCACCCATGGGAACTTAAAGCACGACCCGCCGCTCCACGCTTTTATCACATATGCCAAAGGGGTAGATACTGACGGAGAAGGAGAAATTTCGACTCAACTTCTTAATTTTTCTGCTTCTGCGAAGAAAGAAAACAACAAAACCACCATTGCTATTTCATGGAATTTGAACGGTTTGCATCATGCAGTGATTCGTATTAAGAAGGTTCAGGCTGAAGCCGATAACGAAGTGGATTGGTCAGGCGTTGAGGTGGCAGATACGCTCACGATTGGTCAGGGGGTTACGTCTACAGAGTATGATGGAGCGCAAGAAGGTTACAAATATCAGCTAGAAGGCGTTGGCGTAGATGTATTCGGTGATACGTCCGAAGCGGCAAATACGCCTAAAGCAGAGGTGTTTATAGCGAAAGCTGTAGAGCCTAATCCCAATCCTAAACCTGAACCTGATCCTAGCCCTGAACAGCCAACGGAGAAACTTTTTGAATTTCACTACGTTCCCGATGAAGGCGTACTGCCGGGGCTGATTTTTGAGCAGCAGACCGAAGACGTTATCAACGATATCGGAAATCATGCGTATTTTGCACAGAAAACGGCATCGAAAGCGCTTAAAACTGGACTTGAAGCAAGCGAAGCGGCGCGAACTGCGTTGAATGCAGCGCAGGACGCACAGTCTAAGGCTGACCGTGTCACTGAACTTGGCAATACCGGAATTAGCAAGGCTAACGCTGCACAAGAAACCGCAGATAAAGCACTGAAAAAAGCAGAAGCGAATGAAGTCAGTATCGCCGCCAATTCTTCTTCTATTGCGACACTCCAAAACACAGTCAACGGACAGCAAACACAGCTTGATGGGAATTTAACGAATATCAGCGGATTGAAAAAGCAGATTGCGGAGAACAAGCAAAGCATTGATGCAAACTCCAAAGGAATCAGTCAGTGCATTATGACTATTCAGGAAAGTCAAAGATACACTACAACGGATAAAACGGACGCCAATGATTTAACCGATTACGGAAAAATCTATCTTCCTAATGCTCTTTTGCATTGTCCTAGCGGAGTTACTTATCCAGTCCTTTTGGATGTCGTTCCGTCTTATTTGGATGACGACGAAATTGATGATGTAGTAGTTCAGCGAGTTATTGACGCTAACGGCGTTTCGTTTTATCGCTTTGCCACTGAGACAACGGTAGATGCTACAACGACATACACCTTCGGCGATTGGAAGTCTATCGATACTCGCTATTTGAAACTGACTGGCGGCACCGTAACAGGGCAGACCACCTTCTCGGGCAAACTTACTGCAAGCGGAGAGACAAGCGTTCCAACACTGGAAGCGGAAACTAATTCAGATGCTATTGCAAGTACAAAGTTTGTCCATGCCGTGGTGAATGCCCTTGTAAATGGCGCGCCGGAAGCGTTGGACACGCTGAAAGAATTGTCTAAGGCTTTGGGGGATGACCCGAATTTCTCCACCACCATCTTAAAGAAATTGGAACAGGTGGTTACGAATGTCACTAACGATAACGGAAAAGTCACCGTTTCTAAAGGTAACGGACAAACGAATGAGTTTTACGCTGGGTATATTAGTCCGAACGCATATCATCGAGTTGCATTGCCATCATCAGCAAAGACTACAATTTCCATTACACAAACGGTACTCGCCATTGGTGGAGCAGTTTATGACGGAGCAGGTTCTTTAAATCTTGCATCGGAAAGCGATTGGGATGATAGCACCTACGCTACGGCTTCTAATCGAGCAGGTAAAGATTTCTATATTTATGCTTGCGTTGCAGATGGAGCTTTGAAGTTTGTTCTGTCCGCCAACAAAGATAATCCGGCAGGGTATACTACCGCAACGTCTCGCAAGATCGGAGGATTCCACTGCTTGTGCGTTGATGTTGGCACAATAGAAAACCATCCACTTTCGGACTACGTGGCAGGTGATATTCTTCCTGCGTCCATGTGGGACTTACTGCATCGTTGCAAAGGGGACAACGAGGGCATGGTGTATGACGAAGAAGATGACGTATGGCTCGGCATTTATCTTCTGTCTTATGAAGATGGTCGTGCCGTGAGCAAATACAACGGCGTTGTTTTGGATGGGACATCTACACCGAAAGCGCACGGGCTTTGGTTTACCGAAACTCTCGCAAAACAAAAAATGAGACTTCCTTATTTGCATGAGTATTTCAATGCGCTTAAAGGTTGCCAAGAAGGGGTCAACATTAGTGAGTCTAAAGATTGGAATACAACTGGCGGTCATATTTACACGAATAATGTTCGTTGTATTTCAAATATTGGGCTTGAGGATCCGACCGGGTTCATGTGGCAGTGGACGAATAACTACGGTATGGCAGGTGGATCTAGCTGGGGGTCATCGTCTTATGATGCGAAGGTTGATGATGTAAATCGTGGTAACAGTTATGGCAATTTGTGGTTGCCGAGAATTGGTGGCTTTTGGTCGGACGGCGTGAATTGCGGTTCTCGATCCGTCAACGGCAGTGCAATAGCCGCCTACACGGCTTTGAATGTCGGGGCAAGAAGTGCGTCTGAACCTCGAATTGTATTCTTGTAAGGCTTAACCCGAAGGAAAGAAGGTTATTAAAATGCGTGAATATCGAAGGGTCGTAAAAGACTGGCTTCGAGCGGTAGACAGGGAAGAGCTGAATGCCGTTTTGAAGTCAGCAATTTTTACGCCTGACGAGCTGGAATATATTAAGATGAGAATTTTTGAAGGTAAGAGCTTTAAGCTCATAGCAATCGATAGCGGAATATCAAGAAGTGGCATGGCTAAAATTGCTGACCGTGTTGCAATGAAAATATACAAAGCTATCTCAAAATACCGCATGTAAGAATGTATAGCAGGATACACAATTTGTACATTTCATGAGGAGTATTTTGGCATAATATGGCAAAATCATGTACACCTTTTCTTTTCCCTTTTGTCGTATGATACAGGCAGAAGGGAGGAGATAGGATGTATGGGTTAGATTATCCGTATTATGGTGCAGTGCCGCAGATGCAAGCACGCTTAAATCAGTTGGAGGGCTATCAAGCGCAGCAACAGCAATTACAGGCTCAACAAATGCAGCAACAGGTATCCCCTCTTCGAGGAAGAACCGTTACATGCGTTGAAGAGGTAAAGGCGGCGCAGGTTATGCTTGATGGAACGGCTGCCTATTTTCCTTCCCCATCCGAAGGCAGAATTTACGAAAAATCAATAGATTTAAATGGAAATCCTGTCTATAAAATCTATGAACTGTCTAAAAAGCCTATCAAAAATCCCGTGGAATCACTGGAAGAGAAGGTAAATGAATTGGAATTGATGGTTCGGGAATTACAAGGAAGGAGCGCAGAAAATGAATCCAATGCAACTGATCGGAATGCTAAAGCAAGCACAAAACCCCATGGCGATGTTAAGCAACATGGCTAATAGCAATCCGCTGATGGGACGGGCTATGCAGATGGGGAAAGGTAAAAGTGATGATGAGTTAAAGGTCATCGCACAGAACTTGGCTCGACAACGTGGCATGAACGAAAAGCAGTTTTCAGACTTCCTTTCTTCTTTTGGCTTAAACCTCTAGCTAGGGTTTTATATATCAAGTTTTGAAGGAGGTATGAAAATGGAAGGTAATGAAGGTATTGCCCCAGTTTGGAACCTGAATGAAAAAGGTGGAAACGGATTGGGCGACAGCTGCGGCATGTGGTTTATGTGGATTATCGTGATTTTCGCCTTGATGGGCGGTGGCGGCTGGGGTGGCTTTGGAAACCGTTCCGGACTGACGCAGGCAGAGATGCAGGCAGGTTTTAATCACCAAGACGAAATGGGGCAGATTCGTGGAATTGGCTACGGGCTTTCTGATGCAACCTTTTCTCTCAACACTACTATGCTGCAAGGGCAAGCCGGTATTGAAAAAACCGTTATGCAAGGGAACTATGCCCTCGGTAGTCAGCTTGCAGAGAATAGATTTGCCCAACAACAATGCTGCTGCGAAACTAACCGCAATATTGACAGCGTTAAGGCAGAGAACTATAAGAATACATGCACTATTACAAGTGCTATTCACGAAGAAGCAGAGAAGACTCGTGCTCTGATTACTGCAAACACGATTCAGGAACTTCGCGACAAACTGGCAGACCGCGACCGTGATCTCCAGTCCGCAACGTTCAATCTGTCTCAAGTGATGCAGAGCGCCGCACTGGTTAATCAGCTTCGTCCGTACCCGACTCCGGCGTACATTACAGCAAGTCCTTATCAGGCAATTACAGGTGGCGGCGGTACTACGCCTACGACCTGATGTAGCGTAGATACACATGATTAAAAACGTCCTATCAATCGATAGGGCGTTTTTATTTTATGAGGTGAAATTATGGATGGAATTTTACATGGGTTTATTATACAGGCACTTTTAACGGCGGCTTCTTTTGCCGTTGGCTATCTTTGGAATAAGTCAAAAGCACTGTCCGACCGACAGCAAGCAATTGAAAAAGGGACTCGTGCGCTTCTGAAAATCGAACTTCGCAAAGTTCACCGCGAGTCAAAATCCAGAGGGTTTATTACATACGAGGATGAATCCATCGCCGAAGAAGTATACGAAGCGTATCATGCACTGGGCGGTAACGGGCAAGGAACAGCGATGCTAAAAGACCTTCGTGATTTGGAGACAAAGTAAATGGTTGAACAATTAACAAAAAAGGCAATGAGCTTTATAAATGCTAAAGCACGAACAAGTATGAGAGTGGTTTATATCTATGGCGGCTGTCTTTTGTCCCTGGTACTTCTGAATGTCATCGCATGGCTTTACATGTGGTATCTGACGGACGTTCCTGACATTGACAAGCTGCTTCGCATTACGGATGAGCTTTCTAAGCCGTCTGTTGTTGCTGCCGTCACGTTTGTTTCCGTTTTTTGCGTAAACAAAAATCATGATGGACGCCCCGATGCTGCAGAAGTGTTAGCAAAGCGAGGAGGGACAGGTGCTCCAACGATACCTCTGAATAGAAGGGATGATGCTAAATGAGTATGGAAGAAATTGAAAATCAACTAAAGAAAGCTAGACCATCGTTTTATAAATATCCGTTTCCTGTGCAGGTTTATTTACACTGGACAGCAGGACACCGCTATACAACGTTTAGCGATTATCACTATTGCATTGACGGAGACGGGGAAATCATAAACACTAGACCGCTCACAGAGACACCTGCCGCAACATGGCAGAGAAACGAAGGAAGTATAGCTATTGCATTGTGTGCATGTTATGAAGCGGAAGCGTATTTCGACAGCGAGGGTGGATTGTATGCACGATTAGGAGAAGAAGCTCCTACAGATGAACAAATCGAATCCCTTGCTATGCTGATGGCAAAAATTGCTAAAGTGTTTGACATTCCGATTGATAGTGAGCATTTCCTCACCCATGCAGAAGTTGCGATGATAGACGGTTATGACCTTGAATCAGATGATCCTGACAAAAGATGGGATTTAGCTGTACTGCACGATGATGATACATGGATGAGTGGGGGAGACACGCTCCGCGGAAAAGCGCAATGGTACTTGGAAAGCGATTAAATTGGTTTACAGGCGTCCTAGCTGGCTAATGTGTAATTTATCAAAAGTAGCCAAGGAACGCCAATGCGACCCAAAATTCGCAAAATTTCAACGGATTACAGTTAAGGAAAGGTGTGAATCATGGATGGGTGGAAATCTCGCAAGGTTCATAATTTGCTTGATTTTGTGTTTATTCTTATCGGCGTGCTTGTCATTGCCTACTTCTTATGCGCAGGAACAAACGTATACGATAACGGAAACACAGTTGACCGAGCTCGAGAATACGTACAAAACGAAGGAAAGCAGATTGATGACGCTCGAAACGAAGCTGAACGTGCTGACTCAAAACTCGACCGAGCAGGAGAAAGCATTGAGCGAGGCATTGGAGCAGTTGAACGAAGCAAAGAATCTGCTGACAGAAGCAAGGCAGAACTTGAGGAATGTAAACGTCTCATTGACGAATGCAAAAGCGACAATCGCAAAATTGGAGGAATCCTTAACGATGTTAGAGCAACAGGTAAAGACGCTGCAACATCAGCGAAATCTCGCTAAGCGGCAAAGAAATGTATGGTGTTTTGTTGCCGGATCACTCGCAATTTACGAAGCAACGAATTGATTTTAAGGGCTAGGAAACTAGCCCTCTTTTTTTATTGCCCGAAGTAAGGTAGAATGAAGAGGAAATGAAATATACGGCTAACGTTATGAAGGAGGATAAAATGAAGGTAAAGACATTATGTGTTGCTTGTGCTTTGCTTTTGATGAGTTCTACTGCGTCTGCTTTCCAAGTGGAAACAAATGGGCATGTTGTACCTCTTTTTAAAGGTTATGAAATTCAATTTGAATATTTTAAAAAAGTGATGACGATAAAATGTCCGCATGATGGAGGTATTACGTCCTATTCTGTGGCTGGAAAAGAAGCATCTTTGATGCGCTCGACAGATACATGTCCTCATGTTCCAGTTGTGTCAGCACCCTCATTTACGTTTTATCAAGATGATATTCCTTACTTAATTGCCGATGACTATTGTGCATGGAAGAAGGGCGCAAAGAACTCCGCATTTCCTGAAACATGGGAACGATATGCAAAGTAGCAATTTGCTAAAATATGTTACAACTCTCACCTAAATTTAGGTGAGAGTTTTTTATATGTTCGATAAATTTTATTTATGTGAATCGAAAATTATAATGGCGCTTTTTTATGTAAGGCTTACAGTAAGGTTTGCTGTAAGGGGTTATTTAAGGCTTACATTGTATAAATATGTATGTGTTTTTGTTGAAAATATTACGATTATACAATGTAAGGCTTACAGTAAGTGTGAATGTAAGGCTTACAGTAAGCATGACTGTAAGACTTACAAAATCTTACAGCAATTTTGCAACGGCTGAACCATAAATAAAAGTATGTCAAAAAATACGCAATATACAAGTTATACGTCTTATTATTAACTGATTACGTATAAATACACATAATCAGCGCATTGTGTAAGGCTTACAGTAAACCTTACTGTAAGGGTATATACAGTTATTATATTATATATATAATAAATATATGTAAATTGAGAAATGGCAGTATACACATTTAAAAAATTGTTTCTTGCAAATGTTAACCGTTAAGCGTATAATGCAAGAAAAATATAGCATACTAACTGTTTTAAGAGTAAGAAAGGAGGAAAGTTTCTTAGAGCTATTATTGATTTTTAAAAGGAGAGAAGGAAGAATGGAAGGTGTCCGAACGGCGAATGATTATTTTTGTGATTACGTAAACAATAGCACGCCAAAAGAAAGATATAGCCCTGATGTCATTAGTTTAACGAAAGAATTTAAAAATGAGCTTTTTCGAGCAATACCGGAAGAATCGGATCAGTTATATTCACTCATGATCGATGCTGCCGCAGAATACGAATTGTGCGGATTTAAGGCTGGGTTTAACTATGCAGCAAATCTCATGCTTTCTCTACTGATTGCCGGAAATAAAGGTAAGCCACCTGAGGAGTTAATACAAATTGACAAATGAATAGCCAGGCATCTCTAATAGTGAGATGCCTTTTATTTTTAACTGTTTATGTAAATATATCACTTTACAAAAGAGGGGAAATGTAGTATAATATAGTGGAAGGGTAAAAAGTACCCGACGAGTTCTTTAAAAAGTTAACAGGAGGCACAACATGAAATTTCTTAATTCAGAAGAAGAGGCACTTTTTGAAAGGTGTTTAGCCGGAAAATTCGGGACTCCCAAAGAAACCCATAGGTTATACGCATGGATAGATGTACTTCAGACACGAAAAGAAAAATGGGAGCGTATGATTATCCATTTTGCGATAGAAGGACAGTTTACGAAAATCCCTAATGCAGCGGAAAAGGTAAACAATGCTAGAGAAGCAATTCGTGATGCATATGCAAAAATCAAAACCATCAAAGAGGAATTAAAGAATTCCCAAAGGTGTTAGGGGTTATGGCAGGTAAGCATATTCCTTTGAAGCTAAAATAAAAAGGTACTAGGCATCTCAAAGAATGAGATGCCTTTATTTTTTTGCTATTTTCGTAAACGAATCACTTTACAAATCAAGCAAAATGTAGTAATATATTTACAGTAAAGGAAATAGTTAGTAAATAACAGGAGGAAACAAAAATGAAAGTTTATGAGATCACCGTAAAAAGAGATACGAAAGGCGAAAAATATATTTTGGAAAGACACTTCCTTTACACACTCAAAGGAAATGCCAAAACGGCATTTGAGTGTGCAATGAAGGAGATGGGATGTAAAAAGTCCTTTGATGAAATTGAGAAGTTTGTCGAAGGAAGCATGGAAATGGGGTGCAGTTACAAGAAGCATGGAAAATGTTATGTGTTTAATGAAGAAATGACATGCGAGATTGAAATTGAAGCATATGAAGTTGAAAAACTTCCACCCTTGGAAGAAAAGCTAAATGCACCATGTTGGGAAGTATCTGATCTTGTAAAAATGAAATAGATAAAGCAGGTAAAGTGGGAAAGGGTTTTCCCACTTCGGGGCTAGAGAGAATTTAGTAAACAGGAGGAAACCTAAAATGACTAAAGAAGAAATGAATGTAGAGCTAGTTCGTGTGTTAGCATCAAAAACCAATCGCCCAAGTCGAAGAGATGAAAGCGTCAGCAGAATTCTTGAAAGCCTACCAAAGGGGGCAAAGATTCTTTTTACCGAAGCTCGTGATGATGAATGGAACAGAGTGAAAGAGGATATTGATGAGTATGAAGAAAATGAACTGAGCTTCCTCTCCTGCGTTATGACAAAGGTGTATGGAACTATTTGGATGACTTATGATAAAAACATCAATAAAAAGGTTCTGATTGATATGAGCTTTCCTTCCGAACCCGGCGATGCATTATCCATTGTGATTCTATAAAATAAAAAGAACCGGGCAATAAAACCCGGTTCTTTTTTATTATCTGCTATTCGAAGTTGTCAAGATCGATGGCATATCCCATGGACTCCCCGACGTGTGTAACAGTCCCATAAACGGTTACAATCTGTCCAACATCCATATCAGATAACTGATCTCTTTGTTGTTTCGATTGTATGTTTATTAAGATAGGAATAATTTGCACATCCACGTCGGGCGAGCATACAGTAAAATAATCGCCGTCACTGTCAATAACGTCAATTTTAGCGTTTTTAATAGCAACATTGCGGTTATTATATTTTTTCTTTGCACGTAGTGCGTTAGTGTTCAAGTCGTCCATTAGAGCGGAAGCCGTTGTTTCTACATATTCTTTTTTTACAGTGTCCGATCCATCTGTAGTTCCTAAAATTTTAGCAAGCACTGATTTTTCACTGGCTTTTGTCGGGTCAGAAACCTTCTCTTGCTGACTGGATACCGAAGCAGATGGGGGAGCGTCTTGCTTATCTTTACACCCGGAAAAACACATCCCCATGAAAAGAATTGCAACAATAGTAATAGCTATCTTATAGTGATAATTGGAGCGTCTAATCAAAATAAACCTCCTGCAAACTAAAAAATATTGGCTAGTAAATAAATTTGTGGTATAAACCGTTGCGGAAAAGAATGGAGTCTATATGCCCGTCTCGAACGGTGATTTGTTCGATAGTTCCTACAATAAATTCGCGCGTGATATTTACGTCTACAGTGCGTGCTAAACGTTCGTAGCTAATGTAGTTTCTGGACGCAAGCTGCTGGGAAATAACAAATTCACTAGCTTTTCTCAAAAATTCAGAATCAGTAATATCCGAGTGTATGTCAGTTTTTACAAGCTCTGAAATTTCCGCTTCCGTTTTAGTTATGTTATCTGTAATTTCAGCTTTTTTAGCAACAAAATCTGCTTCTGACATAGACGATTCACTGTAAAGGTATAGCGTAGTCAGGCGATCTAATGCCCTTTTTAGCTTGCTTTGCTTTGCACGTAGTGTAAATAGTTGCTTGTCAGGCTTTGCAATTTTTTTTATAGCTTTAGTTTTACCGTATATCTTTTCACTGGGGTTAAGCGTATGGATCAGACGCAGGGTATCTAATAAACTTTGAGGTGATAATCCTTTTACAGAACTAAAGGTATATCCAGATAATAGCTGACGTTGCAATTCCTCTGTCGTTGTAATCTCTTTAGCGTGCTTCTGTACTTTTAAAAGATTAACAAAGTAGTTAAAAACAAAATCACCAAGGGTTAAATCGGAGACGGAATTATTAGTGCATTTTGTTTTACTGTACCGCCTTGTCGGACATCCATAGCGCCCCATCTTCCATCCTTTTTTCGTATCTGTGGTTGCAATGTAGCGTCTGCCGCAATATGCACAAGTAACCAAACCACCAAAGACATGAACGTTGTTTGACGTGTAATAAATGTTGTTTGCCGCAATGAGTTTGTAATTTGAGCGAAGCATTTCTACAATTCGTTCCTTTTGCTTTAAAGAGATCAATGCAGGATGATGGTTTGGTATTGTTACCCATTCAGACTGATCCTTTTCCTTTTGACGACATCCATCCTTGAGCCGATTATATTGATAGCATCCGGTATACCAGAAATTTTTTAGGATAATTCGTACGGAAATAGGCGACCATTCATTTCCTGCACGAGTTTTATAACCACTGTCATTTAAAATGCGAGTAAGGTTAAGCAAAGAACTGTTTTGTTCGTAGGTATCATGAATTAAGCGCACTATGGGTGCTTCTTTTTCGTTAATATAAAATTCCTTCTTTTCTGAATTATAGCTATAGCCAAAAGGAATGCGCCCACCGTTCCATTGTCCGTTCGAAGCCCTTGAAATCATTGTGGCAGTTACACGCTCACTTGTCATGTTTCTTTCAAGTTCAGCGAATACAAGAATAATTTTTAGCATTGCTTCGCCCATGGCGGTAGAGGTATCGAATTGCTCATTTTTGGAAACGAACGTAACACCTAAAGATTTTAATTCCTCGTACATGCTGGCAAAGTCAAGCAAGTTACGACTAATGCGGTCAATTTTCCAAACTAGGACATGAGTAAAAAGCCCTTGCCTAATTTGCTTCATCATGGATTGAAAGCGTGGGCGATCCATGTTTTTACCCGAGTATCCAGCATCTTCAAAAATTACATAGTTGGTAGTATGAAGCATAAGCTTTGCATACGCAATTAAATCCTGACGCTGCATAGGGAGTGAGTCTTTATCAATTTGATGTGTTGTCGAAACACGGATATAGATGGCTACCCTTGGATCAGTCATGGATTCTTACACCTCTTTTGAGATCAACATTTATAATGATACCTTGCGACTGGTGGCATCTATCGTTTGAGCTATTTTAAAGTCGATATAACTTAAAACCTCCTGCTGAATTTCTCCGGGGAGCTTGTGAAATTTACTGATTAACATTTTATCCAGTTTTGTAGCAAATGGAATGGCAAAGTTTTTGGATTCCGCACCTGTAATAATGTAGTCAGTAGATACGTTAAAATATCGCGAAATGTCAGCGATAGTATTAACCTTAGGGGATCCACGTCCCTTTTTCCAGTCCGTAACGGCGGTATGGGAAATTCCGAGATCAGAAGTTAATTTTGCGGCTGTTACATGATGTTCATACATTAAATCTAAAATGCGCTGAACCACAGGTGACATAGTAATCCTCCTTGAAGTTGGAAAAATACGTTTATTATAGTTGACTTTTACGTTATTTTCGTATATAATATGATTGTACAAGATAAAAGACAATATATAGATATACATGTGTAGTGAAGAATTATATATATAATTCTTACATAACATTTGTATACAAGTATTGTAGCATAGTTCTGTACAAAAGTTGAGAGTTCCGTTACGAAAGGAGGGAAATTATGGAAAAAGCCAAGAAATTATCGTGGTCAGTTCGCGTGAAAATTGCGATGTTAGAAAGAAATATGACGGTGGCAGAGCTTGCCAAAAAAATTGGACGCAGTAGACCGTATGTATCGTTAGTAGTGAGTGGTAAGCTCATTGCACCACCAACGAACCGAATGATCTCCGACGTTTTAAATGTAAGCTGGACGGAGGATGATTATCGTGGATGAAGTAGTAGCCCGAATGGAAGCGTATCTGAAAGACGAGTTTGGGTTCAATAGCCGGGAAGAATTTGAAAAAGCGTATGAAACATATTCCGGATTGGACATTTCCATTATGGCAGGAGGAAAACATCTTGAAGAAAAGGACAAGGATCAAGTGGAAGAATGTTATTAAAGCAACTGCTTTAGTAGTTGCGGTAGGTGTAGGCGTTTCTTGTGTCTGGGCTAACAAAGATACGCCTGAACCTACGAACTCAAACCCTAAAATGATTGCGGAAGCACATATTCAGGAGGAAGGCTTTAAAGAGTACAAGATTCCTATTGAATTTGCGGCTGAAGGTGGCAAGATGGATGTTAGAACCCAAAAGCGAGCATGGTATGCTTGCCACGGTTATAATGTCTCGTATCCATTAGTGCTTGCGATTATTGAAGCAGAAAGTGGATACCATGCCGAAGCAAGAAATAATCATGCAGGAGCGATCGGATACATGCAGATTGTTCCGGGCTGGCACAAGGCACGCATTGAACGCATGCACGCTGACATTGAAAATTATCCAGTAGATAACATTTTAGTCGGTATTGATTATCTTGCGGAATTACAAGAGCATTGTATCGACGAAAACTATCTTCTTATGTCTTACAACATGGGATTGTCAGAAGCAACAAGACTTTGGCAAATGGGAATTCATTCAACCGAATATAGTCGATACATTTTAAACAGGAAGAAAGAGATCACGAGAGAGCTTGAAGGAGCATATCTCTAATTTTTTTACAACAGAAATCAGATTTTACCGTCATAGTAGTTGCAACTATACGGAGAAGTCGGAAGGGAGCTAGTATGTGTGAAATTTGTGGAGGAGTTTTTGAACATTTCCCAGGGTGTCCATATGAACCCGAGCCCAAAGGGATTTATGAATGCTGCATTTGCGGAGCACCTATTTGTGATGGAGATAAATATATAAATGGAATCAAAGGGTGCGTTTGTGAAGATTGTGTGCAAGATTTATCCATTGATGAGTTTATGGAAATCACAGGTGAAGAGTTCGAGGTCGCAAGGGAGAGAAAAGAATGAATACAAAAATTGTTGCAAATAATGACGCTTTAGCCGAAGTCAAAAAACTCATGAAAACTGACGATGTAAAATCTAGGTTTAGCATGGCGCTTGGAGAAAAAGCACCGCAGTTTATGATTTCTATCATTAACGCAGTAGCAACCAACGGCAGACTTAAACACTGTAATCCTAATTCGATTATGGCGGCGGCGATGGTAGCGGCATCTATTGATTTGCCCGTAGATTCTAATCTGGGGTTTTCCGCTCTTGTTCCGTATAACGACATTTGCCAGTTTCAGATGATGTACAAAGGTTATATTCAGTTAGCTATCAGAACAGGCGCTTATGAAAAAATGAATTGCGCGGAAGTCTATGCGGATGAACTGGAAATGTACAATCCCATCACAGGAGAGTGCATTTTTACCGAAAACTTTTCCTCTTGTAAGGACAGAAAAAACAAAGATTTTAATAAAGTCGTTGGGTACTATGCGTGGTTTCGGTTAAAAAGTGGGTTTGTGAAAGAACTGTATATGAGTAAAGCGGAAATAACTGAACACGCCAAAAAGTATTCTAGCGCTTATCGTAAAGATTTGTACGAAAAAACAAAGTCAAGTCAATGGAGCATTAACTTTGATACGATGGCAAAGAAAACGGTTTTGAAACTGCTTCTTTCCCGGTGGGGAGTCCTTTCCGTTAGTATGCAGCGTGCCATTGAAGCAGATCAAAAAACATTCGATGCGAACGGAAATGGAAGTTACGGCGACAATCAGCCCGATAATTTTACTCTTGAAAACGAAGTAACAGAACCGCAGTTCAATCAAATACCTTACGAAGAAACAAAAAATAAGACTACAGAAGTGGAAATGGAGGAGTTTAGAAATTGAAACTGGAAGAAAGCACGTACTATAGCAGCGAAGCAAATAAAGAATATATGAGCGTATCGCAGTATAAGGATTTTGTTGGCACACCCGGTCATGCAGGTTGCGAGTTCTGCGCCATGAAAAAAATGAATGGGACGTGGTCGGAAGGCATGAACAATGCAATGATGATTGGTTCGTACGTTGACCATTATTATGAAGGAACTCTCGAACCGTTCAAGGCGGAGCATCCTGAAATTTTTAAGAAAGACGGCACGCTAAAAGCGGAATTTATGAAAGCGGAGTCTGTTATTAACCGCATTAACAAAGATGAGTATTTCTTAAAATATCTTGCTGGGGATAAGCAGGTTATTATGACGGCGGATCTCTTTGGAATTCCGTGGAAGATAAAAATGGATAGTTATTTTCCCGGTGTCTGCATTGTTGATTTAAAGGTAATGCAGTCAATACGTGAAATGTATTATTCGCGACAGTTTGGCTACATGGACTTTATTAGATATTGGGGCTACGACATTCAGGGGGCGATTTATCAGGCAGTCGTGGAAAAGAATACCGGAAAGAAGTTGCCTTTCTATATTGCTGCGGCATCGAAGGAGTACGAGCCTGACATACAAGTAATTCAGATAACGCAGAATTATCTCGACGATGCACTAGAAAGTGTTAAAGCCAATCTCGAACGTGTCATTGATGTAAAAAAAGGGAAAGTCATGCCGCGTAAATGTGGAGCGTGTGCATGCTGTAGACACTACAAAAAACTTTCACACGTTATCGGCATTCAGGACATTATCAATAAACAATAGGAGACGAAATGGTATGGATCTCGGTACACGAAACGGTCATGGGGGCAAAATTGCGACGACTAGCTAAAGCGTTAGGTTGCAGTCAAAACGAAGCCTTAGGTATACTTGTACGCCTTTGGTTGTGGGGGATGCACAATGCTAACGAAGCCGGAGAAACAGATGCAAGCAAAGAGGATGTAGCAGATGTGTTAAATGTCGGACTGTCTAAACTGCTTGAACCCGAAAGGGTTATCGAAGAGTTAATCGAGGTTGGCTATCTCGACAAGGTGGAACCAATTCGACTACATGATTGGGCAATTTGGCAAAAGTGGTGGTATAAGCGCGAGCATGAACTTGCGAAAAATCGAGAATATGTAAGACGTTTTCGTGAAAAGCAGAAGGGAACCGAAGCACCGCCAAAGAAAAATCGCAATGAATATCCAAAAGAGTTTGAAGAATTTTGGAAAGAATATCCTCGCAAGATTGGAAAAGCGGATGCATATAAGTGTTACAAAGCTCGAATTTCGGATGGTTGGACTCCAAATGAGCTTATTGAATCTGCCAAGAATTATTGCGCTTATGTAAGGAAAACTAACACGGAGCAGACTTTTATAAAGCACCCAAAAACGTTTTTATCAGCATCCACTCCATTCTCCGATTATTTATCAAAGCAAGAGTCTCAACCTCAAATTGTGGAAACAAACGAAAACGATCCCTTTAGCGATTGGAGATGATAAGCATGCAGGAGTTAGCACGATGCCCCAAATGCGGCGAATACATTGAAAGAGTCGTTGCGTTTCCGGCAATGGACGGCACGAAGCAAATGGTAAATCGTGTTATGCCGGTTATGTGTCGTTGCGAAAGGGAAAAAGAAGCGGCAAAAGAACGTAAAACGAAGTACGAACACGATATGAGAGTAGTAGGAAAGTTGAAAAAAGAGTCATTGCTGGATGCACGGCTTGCCACTGCCAGTTTGCAAAACTATACGAAAAGCGAAGGAAACGCATTTGGATACAAAGTAGCTGAAAGGTATATTGCGAAGTTCTCAGAACTAAAAAAGAAGGGGCAAGGACTTCTGTTTTGGGGCGATGTGGGTACTGGAAAAAGCTATACAGCTGCTGCTATTGCTAATGCGTTAATGGAACGCCGCGTATCTGTTATCATGACGTCTCTCATTAAAATCTTGTCGAACGCTGGAAATACAGGAGTTTGCGAGGATACTATCGAAAATCTCAACCGTCCGCAACTGCTTATCCTTGATGACTTCGGGGCAGAGCGTAGCACGGACTACGTGCTTGAAAACGTCTACAACATTATTGATAGCCGCTATCGAAGCGGAAAGCCACTCATCCTCACAACAAACCTCACGCTTGAAGAAATGAAACGAACAGACGACAGACGGTATCAGCGTATTTACGATCGTATTTTCTCTATGTGCTTTCCTGTCAGATTTACAGGAGAGAGCTTCAGAAAGGTATCGGCAGTCCAGAGGTTTGATGAGATGAAAGAGATAATGAAAGGGTGATTGAAATGTATGACAAGGTAAGAGATGACACATGTGATGACGAAATTCGTATTCCGAGAGGCTTATTCTATGCTACTGTTCATGGGTTAAAGAAAGGAGCCCAAAATAGCGAAAAAATAAACCCTGAATTTGGTCGCGGACTGACCTTTGCTACAGATGTATTGAAGGGATTTGTAGAAAAACATGGAGAATTTGTATGTCAGAAATAAATTCGTTTTTTATCGCTGGCGAAGTACAAGCTAAGCAAAGACCTAAATTTAATGGGCGCTATGCTTATACTCCGAAAGAAACAGTGTCGTATGAAAATCTAGTCAAGCTCCAGTATCAAGCGCAATGCGGAAACTATAGATACCCTGATGACGTTCCGCTTATTGTTGCAATCTTCGCGCATATTGAACCACCGCAATCAGCGTCCAATATCAAAAAAACTCGGATGCTAAATCAAGCGGAATATCCACTCAAAAAACCTGATGTGGATAATGTCGCAAAGATCATACTGGATGCACTAAACGGCATTGCGTATAGAGATGACAAGCAGGTAGTAACATTGATTGTTAAAAAGTCATATGCCGGAGAAAGCGGTGTGGGCGTAACTATTTCAGAAGTGGAGGTAAAAAATGAGTGAGATCAAGATTGATAAAACCAACCCAAACTATTACAAAGGGAACATCGAATGTATCGAAGCTATCAAGGCTAGTATGACATGCGAAGAGTATAGAGGTTTTTTGAAAGGGCAGGTCATAAAATACACATGGCGATACAGAGAAAAGGGCGGTGTTGTCGATTTACAAAAGGCAGGGTGGTATCTCGACAAGCTCGTAAAAGAGCAGTCTCTTGACGAAGTACGGCATATGCCCGTGAATGAAAAATGAAGTGGAATAAAGTAAACCGCTATTGCTTCACACCTGCTCGACAGTATGGATATACAGCAGTTTCTTTGGAGTTGATTACGTCAAATGACAAGATGGACGAACTAAAGAATCTACTCGAATCCGACAAGTGCATAGTGGAAGCTAGAAAGTTAAAAATCAAGCGATCGCTATCGGCAAATGCTTATTGCTGGGTTGTGTGTGATGCATTAGCAAAAGTGCTACATTCGACAAAAGAGGACGTATATCGGACTGCAATACGAAATGTTGGAGTATGGGACACGATAGCGGTAAAGCCGTTTGCTTACGACTCTGTCCGAAGGAAGTGGGAAAGCCACGGAATCGGGTGGTGCGTGGACATAGAAAGCAGACATCGGGACTATTGGGAGATCCGAGTTTATACTGGCTCGAGTCTGTACACGAAAGAGGAAATGTCTCGGCTGCTTGAGTGGCTAGTTGAAGAAGCGGAACGGCAACACTTAGATGTAAAAACACCCGAAGAAAGGAAGAAGCTCATAGATGAGTGGGAAAGAGAACGCTATGAAGATTGACAAGGAAGAACGAATTAGGCTTACTCCTGCCGGATATAAAGAAATTTGCGCCATGGTTGACAGAAGAGCAAGCCGTGACGGTTATCCTCGGTGTGAGTGGTGCGGCAAATCTATCGGAAAAATGGATCACCACCACATTCGCTATCGTTCGGAGTACGGCAGCGACACTCTTGAGAACCTAATCCTTCTGTGTCGAGATTGTCATGACGTGTATGCACACGGAAAGAAAAAGCACCTTTACCAAAAGGATTTTATTGACTGCCGAATGAATGCTGAACCTATTAAGACGTGGAATATCGTTCATCAGAATGAGGCGCAGGCTATCTATAAGAGGTACGCTAAACGAACGCGAGGGTGTAAAGATGAAAGGGAGTGATCTAGTTGAGAAAAGATGTGAAGAACAAAAAGATCCCAACAAAGGCTAAAACGATACGGAATATTATTGAAATTTGTGAGCTTGGTTATGGGCGCGTTTATACATGGGGAATGAAGCCGTTGCACACAGAGAAAAGGTTTTTAATGAAGCTGCGCGCGATGAAATGTAAAAGGAGGAAACTTAAATGAATATCATCATCGGAAGCGATATGTATTTGTGCCACCCGAAAATTATTAAGTTTGCAAAAGTTGGACTGTTCAGACAGACCGTCCTCATGGTGGATGGAGATGTCGTCAAGAAATACAAAAACGAAAAGGAATTAAAAAAGGACAAGGAGCTACTTTCGTTCACTATCGGATTGTCTGAACCTGTTTGCGTTCTCAAAGGAGGAAATGAAAATGAATAATGTAAAAAATGTTGGCGAAGGCAGATTTTTCAAGGTTGTAAAAGGTTGCCCATTTGTTGTACGACTGCCCGAACGCAGTACGAAATATTCAGCTGGATATGATTTCTTCTGCCCGTATCCAGTTGCAATTGCGCCGGGACAGACGATCAAGATTAAGACGTGGGTAAAAGCTCGCTTTCCACGAGGTGAGTTCTTGATGATTTGCGATCGCTCGTCTTTTGGAATTAAGAAGCATCTTACAATTCCAAACGGTGTAGGCATTATTGATAGTGATTATTACGGAAATGAAAATAACGATGGCAATATCATTGCTGCGCTTTATAACTTCGGACAAGACCCTGTACAGATTAACACCGGGGATAAAATTTGCCAAGGCATTTTTATTCCGTTCAAGGTCACAGATGACGATACGGCGACTGGTGAACGTACTGGCGGAGTAGGAAGCACGGGAGTGTAATTGACGCCGATCTTGGAGGTAGAAAAAATCATGAATTTTCAAATTTTTGCTGCTAATTTTTTTTACTACACAAAGTCAAAAACATGCGATTTTAGACAATAAATCACTTTACAAATTAGGCAAAATGTAGTAATATATATACAACAAAGGAAATAGTTAGTAAATAGGAGGAAACCACCATGACAAACACATTTGAAAAAGCCTACCAAGAATACAAGACCTTCGACAAGGCGTTTGATGAGGCAGAAGAAAGAATGGATGAAGCAGGAAAGGAAAAAGCCAGAACCGCCTACAAGGCATGGAAAGCTCGCTACCACAAGGAAGGCTCGGTGTTCGCATTCATCTACAGCGAATACGAAGAGTCCCGAAAGAATGGAAACGAAGATCTGAATTTCCATAACTACATTGACAAGACCGAAAGCTGCATTGCCTGCCTCAAGGAAAACGGAGTGAAGCGCTTCACCTTTTCCTCCGGCTGGACGGGAGCGATCGGAAATGCATGGGAACTACAGAAAGCCGGATGCCGAATGGTTGGAATGAAAGAGGTTAAGGGAAAAACTGACCCATGGAGCAGAAAACAGGAAATTCTTCATGCTTTGGTTTTTGAAATCAACTGAGGGGAGATATGTAATGAGCGACTACAGGAAACATATCGAGAATAGTAAGAAGTCGATCGTTTCTTTCAGCGGTGGTAAAGATAGTACGGCGATGTTACTCATGATGTTAGAAAGGGGAATGAAAATTGATTACATCCTCTTTTGTGATACCGGGATGGAGTTCCCGCAGATGTATGAGCATATCGAGCGGGTAAATTCGTATATCGGAGAGAAGTACGGGAAAATGGTGACTGTGCTAAAACCGAGCAACGGATTTGAATATGGCTTGCTTCACATCCTTCGAAAGAGGGGAAAGCGAGCCGGAACTCATGGTTATGGGTGGTCATCTATGAATAATAGGTGGTGTACGTACACATTAAAAAGAGAACCCGTATCCAAATTTATGAAAGAGCATGGATTTACGAAAGCAAATACTAAGATGTATATCGGAATCGCCGCTGATGAGCCAAAAAGAGTTCATAGTGACATTTATCCCTTGTTTGAATGGGGAATAACAGAGGCACAGGCACTCCAATACTGCTACAAACATGGATTTGATTGGGGGGGCTGTACAAAGAGCGCACGCGCCTCTCTTGTTGGATCTGCCCAATGCAAGGCGTGCGAGACTTAAAGCTCTTGTACCGCGATTTCCCTAATTTGTGGAAAGAATTAAAGCGATTAAACCAAGAAGTAATAAAGAACATTCAGTCGCAAGGCGGTGAAGTGTATGAGTTTAAGCAAATGAGTCACAACCAAAACACTCTTAAGCAATGGGAAGAACGGTTTAAAAAAGAGATTGAGTTCGAGAAGCGAGAAACGAGTTTGTTCTAATGATTGTGCGAAGGAGAATATTATGAATGGTAAAACATTTAGAGTCGGAGAGCCTGTAAGGATGCAGGATTGGGAGGTTGAAGCATATGAAACTTAAAGAATTAGTGAACAAAATTGATAACAATATAGTTTTATGGATAGTTAGAGCTCCGGACACTAACGTTCTATTCAAAAGAGAGAACGCTTCTGACGTTATTCCGGAGAGTTTACTTTGCATGGAAGTCGGAACGTTTTTCGCTGGTTACGACAGATTGCATATAGAAGTAAAAAGAAATTCTAGGAAGGGTAGCTTTAGAGAACTGCTTAACTGTCTCAGTAGTTATGCTTGTATCGACGTGTACGTCGATAACCGTGACGGCACAAAAGAAAAGGTATATTCTGACCGAGCTGTACTTTGCACCAGTGAAGAATATGACGATTGTTTAGTAAAAAGAATTAGCCCTTATAGGTCTGAATGGGGCGATAAAATCGAAATAGAGATAGAGCCGCGCGAAGAGGAGAAGAGAAATGGCAGAGGAAAGCAAATTCAAAGTAGGTGACAGGGTCATTTCCCCTCATTTTGGTGAGGGCATTATCACTGGAATTGATGAAAGTGAAGACTCTGTATATCCAATTCATGTAAAGTGGACAAAGTTAGTAAATCCAAGTTATAGATCAGATGATGTCTTTACTTTGGAAGGAAGGTATACTGTTACACCTCTTCCAGACCCAGAGTTTGACCAGAGTTTGATATTAAATCCATTAAAAAAAGAAGAATGGGATGACAAAAAAATGAGTACAGAAGATGAAAAATTTCATGTAGGGGATAAGGTTTTTTCTTTTAATTTTGGTTTCGGAGTTGTAGAGAACATTCTGGATGATAAAGGAAATCCATATCCAGTGGCAGTACGCTGGTCTGATGATTCTAAATACCCGAACACTTTTAGCTACTTTTCTGAAAATGGCGTATATGACGTACAGGATGAAGACCCTAAACTTGATATTCATCCACTGAGTAATGTACTGGACAAGAAGACAGAAGACGCTATCAACCCATCACATTATAAAGTTAAGAGTCTTCCTGAAGCCATTGACATTATCAATCATCTGATGCACAAAGATCAGTATGAGGGCTTCCTTTGGGGCAACATTTTGAAGTATGCATATCGCTATGGTCGCAAAGGAGACAAAGCAGAAACCGCCGGAAAGATCGCATGGTATGCCAATAAGCTGAAGGAGCTTGAGGAATGTGAAAGTGAATGACACTTAAAGAACTCTTGGAGTGGGCAGAAAAGAATGACTGCTTAGATTGTGACATATGTGTACAGTACAGAGACGATGGGGGCTTGTATCATGGAAGGGACTATGATATTCATCCGACACTGGAAGAGACTAATTCTAAAAAGGTTGTTGTATTGTAGGAAAGGAGAACACAATGACACTTAAAGAACTTTTGGGAGTGATCCCCGACAATTATGAAATTGGTCTTGCAAATTTTGATAAAGACAACGGCATTATTGTTTACGGCACGAAAGAGGATGCCATTCAGAAATTTGCTGAAAAAGAAAAGTTTATCAAAGAGCAGGTCGAGGGCATGAATGTCATCGCAATTCATCCGGGAGCTACAGCATATCTACCCACTGGTGTAAAGTTGTTTGGTGATGATATGATTGATGTTCATATTAAGACCCAGCTCACGATTGAAATTGTATAAGGAGGAACAAAAATGGATGATGTAACACAGATTATTGATGACTTTCGTAGGGTGTGCAAGAAAGTTCAGCCTGATCTTAATGCCTACGATGGGTCTATCACAGCAATTTACAAGAAAAATTCTTTTGAAGACTTATGGGAAGCTATCGGAGAACTGTATTATACACTTGTAGCTTTCCATATTCCGACAAAGTATCTCAATATTGATGTTGCATACCATACTGTAAAGATCAAACTTGACTACAAGGGTCTTAAAGTATTGTTTCCAGTTTACGGAGAAGAAGAAGAATGAATTTGTGCGATGTGTATATAGAAAAGATTATCGAAGTCAGAACATACGATAACTATGTAATCGCAATCCTTGATACTGATTGCTGGGGGTGCAAACGGAAAGGCGAAAGAGTATTTTTCTCGAAAGAGGAATGGGAGAAAGCGAAAAAAGACGGTAAGTATCTTGCTTAGAATGGATGAAATATATAAAGAAAGGAAGAAAAAGATGAAAACTTGGGAAGCTATTAAGGCGGCGGACGAAGGGAAAAAGATTCGGCGGCGTTATTGGATGAAGGGCGTGTACAGCATCAAGGAAGAGAGTTCATGGGCTGGTGATACGGCTCTTGTAACTCGCCACCGGCGGGGAACTTGCGAATGCGTAAGTTTGGAGCGGATAGAGTGGGATGATATTTTTGCGGACGACTGGGAAATTTACGAAGAGGAAGAAAATGAAAGAACGGACAAATCCTTCGCCACATGAAGTATATCGTCATTTTAAGGGTAGGGAATACAAGATCATTGCTATTGCTGAACACACAGAAACAGGCGAAAAATTAGTGATTTACCAAGCCCTATATGGGAAATACGGGATTTACGCTCGCCCGCTGCATATGTTTATGAGTGAAGTAGACCGCGAAAAATATCCAGAGGCAAAACAAAAGTATAGATTTGAGAAAATAACCAATTAGTAAAGAAAGGAGGAAACAATAAATTGATTACGATAATGAGAAAAGGAAATGAAGCGGTACAGATTACAACTGCGAAGTCGGCGGATCTACACCGTGCCATTGAATATATCACGCTTGTAATAGTTGCGGACAAGCATGGACGATTTATGTTACAAGCAAACGAACAGTATTCGGAAAGTAAAGATACCGATGCAATTAGGAATCATAAGAGCATTATTAAACGTTACAAGCTGCAAGGGTTCAAGGTAACGGAAAATTAAAAATAGTTAATGTGGAGGCTTAAAATGGACACGATTGAAATCTTAGGAAATTTAACAAAAGACCCTGACGTAAGGGCTACAAAGACTGGCGGCTGCATGGTTAGGTTTAGTGTTGGATCAAATCGCAAATATCAGGACAGAGCAACTGGGGAAATGAAAGAGGTAGCTAGTTTTATTCCGTGCGTTGTTTGGAATGAGTTGGCAGAGTCAGCGGCAAATTATTTAAAAAAGGGAAAGCGCGTATATATTAAAGGACGTTGGGAAAGTCGAAAGTATCAAGATAAAAACGGGCAGGATAAATATATCACGGAAATTGTTGTTAATTTCATTGCTTTACCGCTTCCTGTCAATTATCAAAAGCGTGGGCAAGGACAGCCGCAGAAACAACAGTGGAACAATGGTCAAAACTATGGACAACAGCAGAACGGCTCATTCGGGCAGTTCGGACAGGCGAAACCCGAAGGGAACTATCAACCACAGTATCAGGATGAAGATATCCCGTTCTAATTAGTGGAGGCAACCGATGGAGCAAGAAGTACGAACGTTGGGTGACGTAGAGCTTACGATAACGGTGGAAAAAATACTGGAACTTGCGAAAGAAGTTGCAAAAACCACCGTAAACGAGATAAACGAACTGGAAGAAAAGAAAAGAGAAGTTTACAGTCCACAAAAAGCAGCTAAAAAAATGCTTTCGGACTACCGAAGATTAAAAAGGGTAGCGACAGATGAGATCCAACCCACGAAAGAAGAAGCGATTAGCTTGCAGTGGGAATATCTTCGAGAGCTTATGGGAAATCCTGACGAAAAGTTATATGCTGAAAAAGTTGCATACATAACAGAACGCAAACTACAGTACAATTATTATAAGGTCAAAAAGATCGAGAAAGCGGTTTCCTTTTATAAACAGGAGTGTGAAGATAACGGAAGCGAAGAATCCTTGCGACGCTACCGAGTTATAGATGCCTTATATATGAATAAAAATAAAGCATCTGTGCAGGAAATAGCAGAGCAAGAACATGTGTCAGAGAAAACAATCTATAAGGATGATAATATAGCGAGAAGTATCATTGCTATTTACTTGTCATCTATGTAAGTCTAAAGATACGTTCTGATCTATCGGAGCGTATCTTTTTTTAGAAATTCTTGTCGACGATTTACTGTTTTAGACAACAAATCACTTTACAAATAAAGCGAAATGTAGTAATATATATACAACAAAGGAAAAAGTTGGTAAATAACAGGAGGCACAAAATGAAGTACAGCAAAATTGTTAAAAGAAGAGGCAGAAAGTTCCGTTACAACTACGAAAGAGGACTTTTTGAATGGATTGACAAGGACGACAATGGCGAATGGGAAGTTATTGACGCAGTAAGGCTCCGAAAAGAAAATTGGGAAAATAAAGAGATTCGAGATGATTATCTGTTCCTTTGGAACATAACCATTGATGATGAGCCTAAATATATGGCAATGGATTAAAAAATAAGAAAAGGGAGCTACTTATGTTTACCGTAAAAATTATGACGTCGGGAGCGGCATTCAGAGATGATTTGAGTGGACAGGTGGATGCGAAATACGAAGATTGCTAAGGCTGATTTCGCAAAATCTTGAAGAAGGTTATACTTGCGGAATTGCCTTTGATTACAACGGAAACAAAGTCGGGGAATGGAAATTGGAGGACTAAAAATGTACGACCCGTTTACAAATGACCAAGACAGAGTATGGGATATGCTGCTGGATTTGGAAAATGATAATGAAATTGCGGAAATTGCTGGCGAAGCAACAGAACATGGGAGCGACGTGTATTTCTTTCGAACCCATGAAATTGATTACATCATGAGAGATGTAAACAATGATTTCCTAAGCCTTGCGGAGGCTATAAGCCAGTCAATAGACGAGCATAAGTTTTCTCTTGGGTGTGAATGGCAAGCCTATGCGTCGCTGAATAATAGATTTTCTTCCAGTGACGAGCTGGATGAGTTGATGTTTCCTTGGAAAGAGGAAATTATTCAAGGAATTTTAAGCGATCCGTATCTAATGGAAAGAGTCGGGTTTACGGAGGAACAGGAATGAGAAGATACAGGATTTTAAAAACAGAGATTATCGAAGATGGACAAGGAGTAGCTATTCAGTTTGAAACTGAAGGTGAAATTCATAATCTGTTTTGGCAATGCGGATACGATGGAAAAGGAGGACTGTTTCGAATCCGTGATAATGATTTTAACGCTTGCGATTATTGGTTTTGGCTGGACGATAGCGAGAATGGGTATCCTGATTCATTCTTGCCGGATGCAGACGAATGTGAAAAATATAACTTAATTGAAGATATTGCTGCATGTGCTATCCCTGCTATTGGATCGAGTGCAGACGATGTGTGGGCAAGATAAACGGAGGAAAGCAGAATGACAATCAAGAGAAAACAAATCGCAGTATGGAATAAAAAGTGCGGCAATGGGTTCAAGGTAAACGTACGGCAGGCAATTTGGAGGGGGAAAAAATGTCTACACAAGTACATCCGACTTAGCCCTGAATACATTTTAGAGGTGTCCATTAATTGGAGAACTGAAAGAGACTTTCGGAATAAGCCATGGGTATATCCTGTTCTCCGGTTTAACAAATGGCATGAAAAAGGTGATTTGCTTTCAAAAACGGTTGGAAAGGGATACGAGGTTAGATTACAAGAGGATAGGAAACGAAAAAATTTCAACGACCTTCTCGAAATATCTAATGCTGATAACGGACTAAATGATGAACAGCTAATCAAGATGTTTAAAAGATTATCTCAAGAAAAAGAGGGTGTGCGTTAATAATGTATATTGAAAAACTTACAAAGAAAGACATAGAAGAGCTGGAAAAAGTTGTCATGGGATGTGATTCTTTTGACCGCCAGCAAACACAAATTTATATCGACAGTAACCCGAATTTATACGTTACGTTTTGGGAAGAAATACCGCCCGACGATGATGAACCGGAGCAGGAAAAACATTACGCAGAAAGTCGTTATGTATACTATGATTTTGACCCGCCCGATATTTGTGACTGGTCGCCTTTTTTTGAATCAGAGATAAATGCAAAATACTTTGGGTGGATGCTTAACAAGTTCGGAGAGAAATACATTAAAGATTATTTCAAGTATCACACTGGCGTAAGTGTGTAATGAAGGAGGGATAAAAATGACAGTCAATGAAGTTTTGAAAAACGTGCATAAAGGTCTTGTGCATTTTGCTATTCTTGAATCAACAAATTCAAATGAATCCATGTACGAAAATGTTGACACGATAAAAAAATTCGGCAAATTTGTTCATCCTAAATTTTCGTATACATTGGAAGAATTAAAAAATAGGGAAGTGTGCGACATTTTTCCCGATTATTGCCCTGAGTTTTGCCGATATGATGAAACAATAAGCAACATTGACATTGAGGATACCATTGAACCAGTGTTGGTGATAATTGTGAAAGGAAAAGACGAATGGCGATTGAGGATTTTTTGAAAATCTGCGATAAACTGGGAACATCTTATCAAGAAAGAGGGGAGTTAAATAATGATGCCTGAATATTTCATGATTATGAATCCGTCTGATTCTCCATATACAAAGTTTCGAGGTATTGGATTCACGCCGGATCAGTTTATTAAAATGACGAATGAATACAAAAAGTGTTTCACGTACTATTGCGAGTGCTTGATAACACAGAACGGACTTGTGTTTCTAGCTTCTCCGTCACATAGCATTGAAGCAGAACGCTTAAAAAAACATGGGTATCATGGGTTAGTCCTGGTTTGGTATGATGGCATTTGCCATGACCCTGACGATACGTCAAAAAAAATGACGAAGGCGCAGGTTGATGCTGTTAAAAAGCTCATTGGGGCGGGTTTAGTTAGTGGAGCAAGCTATGAAAATTGAAAAGATTACAGTATCAGGATTAAATAGCGCATTGGCGGCTATTGGCTTAAGTTACGGCGATGAATATGATCCTTTTAAGGTTAGCACTAAAAAACTTGCAAATACACTTGTTAGCCGTGGGGTAAGTAGCGGAGAGGCAAATTTTCTTGTCGGAGCGCGTGTTGGTATGACAATCACTGCAAGTATAAAGTGGTGGCAACAGGCGCAGCGTTATCACTGGTTTGACATTGTAATGAGCCAGGGCTTAATGCATTGCGTGGCGAAACGCAACTGGACATTTGCGGAAGGAACACCGAAAGAGGTAATAGAGGCGTTTGAGAATAGAGTAAATGAATTTTATGATGCACTGCGAAAAAAAGAAACGGTAGATAAAAACGTATTGATCTATAGCGTTCCAGTGGGTTTGGAAGAGCGAGCGCGTGTAAATACCAATTATTTGCAGCTAATGAACATGTATAAGCAGAGAAAAAATCACGCGCTGCCGGAATGGCAAGAGTTTTGCAGAGTGGTAGAAACACTCCCGAGGATGAAAGGTTTTTTAAAGGCAACAGGAGAATAAAAATGTACAGAAATGAAAAAGACTGCTTATGCAACTTGCTTGATTGTGGAATTTATGACCTCGAAATGATTAAAGATTGCAAGTATGATCTTCGCAAACTCGTTAATATATATATCATGTTTGAAGAAGAAATGCCTGATATAAACGGGTTGATTGAAGAGATTTTTTCTAAAGGAAGGGATGCTTTAGACAAAGCAGTGTGGGAAGAATTAAAGCGTCTTAGGTTAAATGGCATCAATGAAAATGAGTCACCGCTAAAAGAAATTGGACCTTTGAGTGCATACGCTGACATTCGTTATGAGGCTAATTGTTTCGTTCCATACATCAGATTTGTAGGGAATGAAAAATTATGGCGGCGTTATTTTCAAAAGGAGATTGAAAAAGTCGAGAATGATATGGGATTCAAGATTCAGCATAGCGACGAGTTCATCGGAAGATAAAGGGAGGAAATAGCTATGAATCAAAATGAAGATATTATTTGTGGCTTGCTAAATTGCAAGGTTGAAGATATTAGCTATATTCGCAATTGCAAATATAGCATTCGTGAACTGGCAGAGTGGGCATTTTATCAAAATGCGTACCCGGCAGACCTTAAAGACATTTGTGATGAAATATTCAAAAGAGGACTGGTTGATCTTCACAATATTCAGCAAAAAAAATATGCTGAACTCAAAACTAAACATGATCCACGCGCACATTGCGTTGGGAAATTATGGTCGTTCAAAGATATTGCCTATGAGACACATAGCAAAAGCCCATATATCTATTTTGTAAAAAACGAGGATGACTGGAGAGCTTATTTTAATGAAGACATCGAAAGAGTAGAAGGCGAAATGGGGTTCAAGATTCAGCATAGCGACGAATTTATTAAAGGGCAAGAAGCACTGGCAGAAGAGCAGAGAGACGCAATGACAGATGTTTTAGGTTGAAAGGGGATGCGTAAAATGATATTATCGTTCTATACAAATGTAAGGAAATAGTTCACATTTAGGGCATAGGGGATGC